TCATGCGGCACCTCCTTGAACGGCAGATTCAGGCACCAGAAAAATGACGGCGACCGGGAAGGTTCGGTCGTTGAGTTTGGCGTAGCGGGTTTCGATGGCCTCGGCCTCCTGCTGGCGCTCGGCCGGAATGCGGGCAAGGCGCGCTTCCAGTGCGGCGGTATCGCGCCTGAGCTGTGTTCGTTCGTCTTCGGTGAACAGAGAAAGCTGCGCCGGTTGCTGGTCTTTCTTCAGTTCAAGCTGAATGGCTTTCTCAAGCTCATCAAGCACGGAGCCAATGTCAGCCACCTCTTGTTGCTTGCGGGATTGCAGTGTGTTGGTCAGGAACTTGAGCCGGTCTTTCGAGCGGGCATCGACCGATTGGAGGATGGCGCTCTGTGCGCGATCAAAGCGCACACGGGTGGCATCGAACAGAGAGTCTGCAGCGGTCAGTGGCTTGGCCTGATCCAGCCACTGCTGGACTTTGGTGACGCCTTCTTCGCGGCGGAATGCTTTGTCGCCCAGATAACCACCGGCTACCGTCAGTTCTTCATGAAGGCGATGATGATTGCCGCCAGTGACGACCAGCCGCGAGATGACGACTACGGCAGGCCCGTCAATCAGGGCATCCGGCACCGAGCGCACGGTGACGCGGTGCAGTTTCTTCACATCGTCTTGCGCCCAGACCTCGGCGCGCAGCAAGCGCAGGCACATCTGCACCAGTCGGTGGTTCAGGTGAACCAGCACCACGTCGTCACGCCCGGTGGCGACGGCGTGATCGAAGGTGATGGGCCGGATCTGCAGTGTGTGGGGGTGGCGCAAGCCTTCAAGGCAGCGTGCCCACGAACCCGACAGCGCGGGCATCTTGAATACGGTTCCTGCTGGAGCATCAGCCAAGGCAAAAGGCTCAAGCGGCGGACGGCCTGCCAACACAAGGCCCGTCTTTACCGCCATCATGATGTGCTCTGGAGTGAGGTGGAAATCCTGCTGCGTGGTCAGAAGCCGTTCGTGCAGCTTGGCGACGCGGTCTTTGAGTTCGCGCTCGGCGCGCACGAAGCGTCTGGCCTTGGCGATTTTGGCTTCAGCGAGGCGAGTATCGAGGTCTTTGAGAGAGCCTTCGATCAGCCCCGACATCTGCGGCGCGATGACGGGGTTGACGCTGCCCATATCCGCCCGCATGGATTCGAGTTTGCGCAGTGCCCGGATGATGTCGTCGCCGTGACCGCCGATGGTTACTTTGCCTTGTTCTCCGCCATCGACGGGGTGCCAGATCAAGACCTCTTTCTGGCGCTGACCGTGCCGGTCGATACGGCCGTTGCGCTGTTCCATCACGTTGGGGTTGTATGGGATCTCCAGATGGATTAGGCAGTTACAGTGGTTCTGCAAGTCGATACCTTCGGACGCGGCATCGGTGGCCAGCAGGATGCGCACCGCTGAATCCTTGGGCGAAGTCTGGAACGCCGCTTTGACCTTCTCACGTTCATCCTGCGGCATGCCGCCATGGAGGATGGCCAGTCGATCACCACCGAAACCGTGGCTGGCGAGGATCTCGTGCATCCACTGATGGGTGGTGCGGTATTCGGTAAATAAGATGACCCGACGATCATTCCACTGACCGTCAGTCTTGAGATTGATCGTGAGCCAGTCGAGGACTGCCTTGGCTTTGGCATCGACCTGGTTCTTGGCGGTCTGTGCCCACGACCGCAGTTCGTTCAGCATTTGTTGCTGCTCTGCTGTCAGCGGTTGCGCGCGACGTGAGGCCTCTTCGACTGCCTCGGACTGAGCGTTTTCGACCTCCTGGTCGTTGGCGTAGTCTTCTTCGACTCGCAGGATGGCTTTGCGCAAAATGCGGTCGGCCATCGCATCCTTGTCCTTGCGCTGGCTGCCATTGGCCAGGCTGGCGACGTGCTTCTCAAGGGTGGATGCGAAAGCGGCGGGAGAAGAAAAGAGCCGCTTCTTGAGCAACTGGTTGACGAACGAGGTGCCGAATGCATTGCCGACCTTTTCGGCATCCTGCTCGCGGCTCGCGCAGTAGTCGTTCAGTGTTTCGTGAATGGCGCGCTCTTGTGCGGAGTACGCGGCTGGCAGCGCTTGCAACTTGCGCTGTGCATAGAGCGGATTGCCTTCGGCATCGACCAAGTCGCTTTTGAGGCGGCGGATCATGACCTGACTCAACTGCTTTTCATCGGGCAGGATGTTTCGAGCGAAACGCTGGTCGTCCAGCAACTCCAGCAGCGATGTGAAGGATTCGGTATAGCCGTTGTGTGGGGTGGCCGTCAGGAACAGCCGATGCTGGAAGTGCGGGCTGATGGAACGGATAAAGCGTGTGCGTTGACTCTCCAGCGCGTAGTTCGCACCGGCAGCGGGGGCAATGTTGTGTGCTTCATCGACGACCAGCATGTCGAATTTGCGTGGATAGCTGGTATGCGCGGGCAAGACATCGCGCATGGCGCGCAGTCCTTCGCCGCTCTTGACCCAGTCCATAGACGCGATTAGACGTGGATGGGAAGTCCAGGGATTGGCATGGATGTCGCGATCTCGGCGCAGCTGCTTGATGTAGGCCGTGTCGACAACCCGGAAATCAAGGCCAAACTTTTCCAGCATCTCCACACGCCACTTCTCTTGCAGCGATGCTGGGCAGATGATCAGGACAGTGCGAGCTCGGTGGCGCAGCAGCATCTCTTGGATGACGAGACCGGCCTCAATGGTCTTGCCCAAGCCGACGTCGTCAGCGATGAGCAGATTGACGCGCGCCATGTCGATGGCGCGTACCAGTGGGTCGAGCTGGAAGTCCTCAATGCTGACGCCACTGCGAAACGGCGCTTGCAGAAAACCTCTGTCCGCGTTGGTGGCGGCACCCCAGCGAACCGCATCAAGAAACGCGTCGAGGGTGTTGGAGTCATCCTGGCCAGTAATTGACGGCAGACCTGCACGCTCAATGATTTGCGCGCCGGGCTCAATCTCCCAGATGACCTCAAGCTCCTCACCTAGGCCATCCTCGTCGATGGATGAAAGGGTCACCGCATTCTGTTGCGCAGAGGTTGATGTCAGCTTGGATGAGGCGACTTCGGCAACGACCCACTGGCGCCGCCTGACCTCGACCAACTGCCCAGGCTCTGGGCGGGCCCGGTAGGCCTGGCTATTCTGTGCGTTCGAAATTTCCATGCGGTCTACCGTTTTCCTGTTCTGTGGGTTCTATGCGCCCCAGCAAATAGCCGGGGCGTCATTTATCGGGTCATGGTTGTGGCGCAATCGCGGCAAGATGGGAGTTGATGCTGCGTGCGATCGCGCGACCAAGGTCCACAGGAACGGCATTGCCGATCAGGCGCCCCAGTACTTTGAAGCTCACCTCACCGTCATCGGGAATGAACGCGTAGTCACGCGGGAAGCTCTGAATAATTGCCGCTTCCCTCAAGGTGATCGCGCGATCTTGTTCAGGATGCCCAAACCGGCCATTGCCGAACCCATAGCACTGCGTCGTCATGGTGGGGGCAGGCTTGTCCCACTCCATGCGGCCATAGACGCCGGGGTAGGTCCTGCCGCTTTCTGCGCGATGGCAGTCAGCGACGAGATGCTCCGGCCAGTCGCGCCACGTGCCGCCAGGCTTCGATACCTTGATGCGTTTGAGATTCTTTTCTGACAAGGTAGATGAAACGTGCAGCTTGTCTCTCGGTGCTGCTTCACCTGCGCTCAGTGCGCGCAGGCGACCAATCGCCTGCCTCACGGTTTTTGGCTTATCGATAGTAGGTTCGATCATCCTGATGTCGCCATGCCTTGATGCCAGCAGAACCATGCGGCGGCGAGTTTGTGGCACGCCGTATTGCGAGCTGTCGACGACATCGAACCAGACGTTGTAACCAAGTCGCTTGAGCGTGTCGACGAAGTCGTGAAACACCTCGTGCTTGGCAACGGTTGGGACGTTCTCCATCGTGATGACATCTGGTCGAGTGCCCTTTGCCAAACGAGCGAACTCGTACAAAAGCCCCCATTTGCCATCCTTGCCATCCAGCTCATAGCGTTGCGCATAGGTGGAAAAAGGCTGACAAGGAGCACACCCTGCAAGGATCTTCAAATCGGCATCGCCGAAAAGCTGATTCAACTCATCGGTGGTGACTTTGCTGATATCGCGCTCTACAAATTTGGCGCTGTTGTTAGCCTCATAAGGAAAACGGCAGGCAGGGTCCATGTCGATGCCCGCAACGACTGGCACGCCTTCGAGCACGAAGCCATGCGTCAGCCCGCCAGCTCCACAAAACAAATCAACACAAGAAATTTTCGTCATTTCAAACAATCCTCTTTTCGTTTCGACCGCAGGATGAGGCGATCGAAACCCGTCGATAGCAAGTCATTCATTCTTTGCCTCGACCTTCGTTTTCTGCTGCTCCACCAGAGCGCACCCACTCATCGACTTCCTCAGACTTGAACTTCCAAAGTCGACCGATTCGGTGAGCAGGCATGTTCCGTTTACTGATCCAGGCATAAACGGTGTCCTTGCTCACGCCGAGGTACTCGGCGATCTCTTCGACCGACAACCAGCGATCTGACATGGCAGGGGTTTCCATCAAAAGTCGGAATAAGGGCAGCTTGGCAATGATTGCACAGATTATGCTCGCAGTAAATCCGAATAGATCGGATTAGGCATGATTGGCTTCGGTTTGATGTGATTGACTGCTGAGGTGCAGCTCTGTCCCGGGCGGAGCTCGTCCACTATTTATGTCGACACCAGCGCAATTTCAGCTTCTCGCCGTGCCACCAGCCCCCAGGCAGTACCTTCCCGCCGCCACAGACCCACCGCCGCAGTTCCTGCCCAGCAGCAATCCAGTCGCGCTGGTTCACTCGCCGTCGCCGCGTTGACGTTTGCAGACGTCCAGCGCCCAGTCGCTACTTGATGCTCGTTGTCATCTCATTGACCCACGCCTGCAACGCCCTCAGTTGCTCGGCGTTCTCGTGGCAGGTCTGGTAGTTGGCGGCAACGGTTCCGGCGACGGCAGAGAGTGCAATACCTGCGGGGGCCGCATCAGCATCTCGGGCGGGCTCGGGCAGCTCACCGGCGGCGGCAGCGTCGTGCAGGCGCACAAAGCCACGGTTGATAGTGCAAGCAGCATCGGCTTGAACGGGCACATAGACGGGAACCTCCTTGATGATGGTGTCGCCCTTCTCGCGGACGACGAGGACGCGGTCGACGTACTGGGTGACGACCTTGACGGTGGCTTGCGCCTGCCGCTCGCGGGCGGCTGCGGCCTGCAGGGCTTGTTGCTGAATGGCGGCATCCCATTGCGCTTGGACGTGGCTCGCCCCCTTGATCCAGCCAAAGCCAACCAGGGCGACGCCGAGCGCCGCAAAGGCCAACAGCCGGTATGGCCACGGAATCACGCTCACGACGCCTCCCCGATGCACTGCCGGTATTCGGCTTCTCGCCGTGTAGCCAGCCCGCCGCACAGCCGCGCGTTGGTGGGCAGCGCGCAGTCTTTTCCCTGAAAGAAGCGCCAGCGCAGCAGCTCGGCACAGGCTCCCGCGTAGTCCTGAACGTTGAGTTTTCTGACCAGCGTGGACTGGCAGAACGCGTGGCTGCCGACGTTGTAGGAGAAGCTTACCAGCGCGTCGTACTCGTGCTGGGCCAGGGGCACGGTCACACATTGCTTGAGCGCTCCCTCGAATTGCTGTACGTCGGTGAGCGCCCGAGCCAGCGCCTTCGGCGGCGTGGTGGTGTCGCCCAGCTTCACCCCGGTGGTGGTACCGAACCCGATGGTCGGCACATCGCCCTTGACGGGAATCACTGCGCGGTCGGTGTAGCCCTCGTGCAGCACGATACCTACCAGGGCGGCGGCGGACAGCGTCAGTCCGGCCACCGTCCTGCGCATCACGGGTGATGTTGACCGTGTCATCGGTGCATCTCCGGCTGCGCCACGATGCGCGCGACGGTCGCGCCGATGCTGGCGGCAAAGGCCAGCAGCACGAACGCGCCTCGTGGCATCACATCCAGCAGTACGTCCCCGAACAGCGGCACGACCACTTCCGCCGCCGTGAAGGCAGAGGCCAGCAGCGAGAAGCGGATGCTCCAGGCCCGTCGCAGCACGCGCCGCCAGTCGTCCAGCAGGCAGATATTCGGCTTGGCAGTCATTGCACGCCTCCCATCAGCTTCAACTTGATGGCGGCACCCACCAGCAGCGCGGCTAGGATGCCAGTGGTCACGACCTTGATGGTGGTCTGCCACGCCGTGTGGCGTGCATCTCGCCAGGCTTCAAGCAGGTCGCGTAGCTCGCGGATGTCTCGGGCGGCGTGGCCGTTTTCCAGGCCGAGGTGGGACAGGACACGTTCTGCGCCGCGCTCGGCGGCGTGGGCAAGCAGTTCCTCGAAGTCCTCCTTGCGCAGCAGGAGCATGTTCTCGACGAGCGCTGGCTTGCTGTCAGGTTCATTCATGGGTGGTCTCCAGAAATGCGAAACCCGCCTTGAGGGCGGGTTTCAGGTGGGCGAAAGTAATGATCAGATGGCGAGGCCAGGGCTCCAGCCGGTGGCCTTGTAGGCTGAGAGCACGCCCTCGTCCTCGATGAAGCAGGTCCAGCCGATCTTCGGGGCGTAGAACGACCATCCCGCCTCAATGCGCACGGCGATCTGGCCGCCTTTCCCGACCCACGCCCCGGTGGGGCTGGGTGCGACGATGTACCGGTCGCCGTTCGTTGGCGTGGACGGCGGCGTGGCTTGCGCCCGCGACTTCACCGACAACTGCAGCACGGCGTCCAGCAGCTTTAAGTTGGCATCCATTCCGGTGTTCCACCCCGACTCGCGGGTGGCCCAGCCGTAGTTCACGCCCAGGTTCGGGCCTTGCAGTGCAGCCATGTCATTCTCCTTGTTTCATTCCCCGTAACTTGCCCCGAAGAACATCCCGTAGCCTCGGCACTCGGGGATGTCGATTTGTTGGGTCTGCCAACTGGCGTGGCCGTCGCGTACTGCCTCGACCTTGACGGTCAGTTTTTCATGGGGGCGATTTAGGCCGCTCTCGGCGATTTCGGTGGCCATCGGATAGGTCCAGCTCGTGCCGGTCAGCCCTGTTTCCGTGTGCTTGAGCGTCCCCGCCTCGCCATAAATCCGCACGGTGTAGGTCGTGCCGGGCTCCGGCCCGATATTCGCTTCGCCTTGCGCCACTAGATAGGAGGTCTGCAGCACCCGGCTGCGGTGGGCCCAGCTGACCGTCACCTCCCCGGTGATGTAGCTGACGCTGTAGTCGAGGTTGTTGACCCTGAACTTGCCGGGCGGATAAGGGCGGATCTGCCGCTTGGCAAAGGTGTAGCTGATCGTCGGCGCCGACGCCTCTGCCAGAACGCCCATCCCGGTGGCGGGCAGCACCTTGGTCTGCACCGTCTCACCGCTCAGGTATTGGCTCGTGTTGTAGAACTGCCCATCTTCGACGAAGTACAGCCGCGCACCCGCTGAATGCTTCGCCGGCACTGTGTCCAACACGCCCCGATCCACCGTGACCGTGCCGGCAGCCACATTGACCGCTTTCACGGCGACCAGCTCGCTGCCGACCTGCGCGTAGGTATTGAGCGTGACCAGATCCAGATCGACCCCGTAGAGCACGTTCAGCACCGTGTTGGTTTGTCCGATGTCGTTTGCCAGCACACAGGACGGGATGAAATCACCGACACCGATCTTCTCGAAGACCGCCGATCCCTGCCGGGTCAACACCGCGTAGTTGATCGCCGCATCGGAGGGGCGCACCGCTGACACGGACAGGAACCCGCCATTCGGATCAATCTCGGCCTGGGCGGCGGCCGACTCGCCCGTCATCTCATGAACAATTGTCCAGTACGGCAGTTCGCTCAACGACACGAAGTTCGCGGCGATGGGCGCTTGCCGGGGATCGACCCAGCCGCTCTCGGCGGGCGCCAGATAAACGGCATCGGGCAGGCCGAACACATCCTCGACGCAGGTGATCCGCACCCGGCCATCGGCCAGCGTCCCGTAGCTGATCTGCGCCACCCGCAAGATCAACTGCTCGATCCGCAGCTCGGGCCAGGAGAATCGGAACACGTCGCCGATGTTGAGGCTGGCGGCCGTGCGGTTGGCCACCAGCGTGATCTTCGCCAACGTGGACGACAGCTGCCGCAAGTCCCGCATCGCCAGGCGCGCGGCCAGAGCACCGTTGGCCACACCCTCATAGCTGACCTTGGCATCCTTGATTTCACCCAATGATCGTTCGATGCCAGCGATGTCCTGCACCGAGATCGACACGCTCTTGTCGGTCGTGCGGTCGTGGTAGGACAGCGTGACCTGATTGATCAGCTCCTCAGGCAAAGTGCGCTCGAACGACTCCAGTCGGATCACGTTGCTCTGGTTCAGCTCCAGCAGCGTCGCCGGGTCGTAATCGTCGCGGGTCAGCTTGAGCGTGAACAGCCCCGTGCGCGGGCTCACATAAATCGAGCCGTCGATGTGCTGCAGGATGCGCTCGATGAAGGCCTCGATGTCCTGCTGCTGGTCCCACAGGATCGACAGCCCGAAATTCTCGGCGTAGAGCGTGTCGGCGGCGGCGCGAAACGAGGCGTCGTCGATCTCGGCCGAGCTGTAGCCCCGGCCCCAGGTGCGGTCGGTCAGGCACTCGTAGATGATGTGCGCCGGATTCATGTCGCCGGCGATGGCCGCCTTGTCCGAGTACCACAGCGGCGAACCATCGGACCGCCGGATGATCCGCGTGACTTCCGTGCTCCAGGGCTTGATGTAGGGGTTCATCGCCGACAGTTGCGGCTGACGCAGCACCAGCGACACCACGCCCCGGAAAGCCGGCACATTGGCTCCCAGCTTGGAGACCAGGTAGTCGTTCTGACCGTCCGCCGCGTTGCCCATCACCAGATCCACGGCGCCGACGACGCCTCCCTCTCGGTCATCTCCACCGAACAGGTCGGGCTGGTTGATGGCGATCTGTCCGCTGGACGTCAGCGACCCCGACCACGCCGTGCGCTCACCGACGACGATCTTGTTGAGCGAATCGACCGGCCCGTGGCACAACGCCAGATGCATCCCCGCGTGGTAGCGGTAGCCGACGGTGACGCTCTTGCTGCCTTTACCGCCGCCGCTCATTCCTTGGCTCCCTCATTCGTTACGGAAAGGGCCTGCTGCTCGACGTACTCGGCCAGTCGGATGGCCATAGCATCCCCGGTGGCCCGTAGCCAGCCAGTGGTCACGCCTTGTTGGCGAAAATCCTCGAAGGTCACGCCGTCGCGCGGAAACCAACGGCGCAGGCCAGCATTGCAATAGCCCAGCGCCTTGGCATCGAGGTGGGTGGCGATCTGGAGGTTGCTGCGCTGTTCGCTCATTTCTTGCCGCCTCCCTTGGACTTGATCGGCGTTGTCCGCACATCGCCGAACCAGACGCAGTTCGGCTGCTTGATCGTCCGCGTACCGAACAACACCGGGATCGGGCTGTCGGTGGCGGCGACCGGCGCATCGACATCGCCGGGTTGCGGCGTGGTGGTCTTGGGTTTCGGGGCGAGCAGCGACGACAGGACCGTCGTGATCACCCACACGATCAGGTATTGCCACATGGAAAATCCTCAAACGATGGCGTCCCCGGTGAAGGGGTTCTTCACCGGGATGTAGGGAAAGCCGCCGTAGTTCAGCTGGTTGCCGAATTTGGCGGCGCAGGTAGCGAGCGTGTGGTCGCAGCCCGGATAGGCCTCGAACGCATCGCCGGCCTTCAGGCCTGGAATCGGGGCTGAGAGGGTCACCGCGCCGCCGGAGCTGGCGACGATCATTCGTTGCGCCCCGGCGGCCATCAGCCGGCCGCCGACGAACCAAGCGATCGGCTTGGGCAGAAACACGGACGCGGTCACCTCCAGGCCCGCCACGCTCTCGACGATGCCGGCCGTCTTGTAATCGGCCGCGTTGACCTTGCAGCCGCCGTGGTACAGCGGGTGGCGACAGTTGATCTGGTAGTTCGCCCGGCGTCCCGAGCGCTTGAGCGTCGTGAAGATCGGCTCGCAGCGCATCTGCACCGTGACGCCACTGAACACCACCGACACGACGCGCCCTTTCCACCAGGTGATGAATTCCGTACCCGGGTCGGACAGGTGCTGGCGAAAGAGGGTGAGTGACAGCACGCCATCGGGCGGGGTCACGATGAAGGACTGCACCACGCCGATGTCGAGCGCTGCTTCGAGATTGAGCATCGCGCGGCCGAATTCCTGCGTCTGCTCGATCTCCGAGCGCCGGATCGGTGCCGGAATGTACGGCTCGCCGTTGTAGGTCACAGCATCCCGCGCCGAGGTGTAGCGCCAGACGGTCGTTCCCAGCGCGAACCGGTACAACTCGACCGGTTGCCCCGAATGGACGCTCGCCTCAATGCTCTGATAGGTCATCCGTTGATGCTCCGAATAGGCAAAGTCACCCGAACCACATGATCCGTCTCGAAGAAAAATTCCACGGCATCGCTCTCCAGCCGGGCCAGTTCCAGGAAGCAAACGATCCGCAAATCGGATGGCGCACAGGCCACACCCAGCGCGGCGTCGATCCGCATCCGCTCGACGCCCCCGTCCACGAACTCGAAGCCGGTGATCCGCCGCAAGAACCAGGTGCCGTCGTTGTGCAGAAAGGCCACGTCCTGGCGGCCAGGCATGGCCTGGTAGTAGGTGGCGAAGCCCCGGGCCTGGACCGGAATTTCCGTTGCATCCAAGGTGAAGGGCTGAGCGACTTCGAGGCCACGCTCCCACGTCGGCACCCAGAAAGGCACATGCCGACCTGCGCGGGCCGCGACCCAGCCTCGCATCGCGGTGAGTCGGGCTCGATCCGATAGCAGGTACTGGTGGCGGCGCACGATGAAGGGCCGGTTCGAGATGTCGATCACCGCAGGCGTACCGGTGGCGTGGTCGAACACATCGACGAGCCGCTGATAGTCGATGCTGACGTCCTCGACCCGATTCGGGTGCAGCAGCAGCGTGTCGTAGCCTCGGTACTGGATGGGCGAGTTCGTCGCCGTCACCGGCGAGGCCAGGTCCTCCAGGTCGAAGCGCAGTTTTGCCTGGGAGATTGCCGCCGTTGGCCGACTGACCGTTTGCTGGGCGGGCAGCCGTCCTAGCCGGGCCGGGGCGATCCAGGCGCCTGCGGGCCAGTTCCCCAAGGCCGGGCGCTTGAGCGTGATGGTCTCGGCGGTCAGGGACAGAACTTCCAGTGCCTCGCTGGCGCCAGCGCTTGAGCCGACGATGGCGAGCCCACCGGGGTGATAGTCCAGGTCCGTGGTACTCACGGCCAGCACCGTGTCGCCGGGATGGATGGCGGCCGCAAGCCAGGCCTTATCGGTCCAAACCGGCACGGCATAGACGCGCGACTGCCAGACGTTCATCAAGAGGTCCAGCTGCCCGCCGTTGCCATACTCCAGCACGTCGAACTCGAACGAGCGCCGGGGATAGGTCCGCAGCCGCACCCGCTGCTCACCACCGTCGCGCATCGTCAGCACGTCGGTGAGCCATTCCAGCCGCTCGGTGAAGCCGCCTTGCCAGTCGTGCAGCAGGCCCATGACCAGCACACGGCCATAGCTGATCGCCAGATCCCGTGTGCCGCCGGCCGAGAAATGCAGCGTCAGCAGCGTATCGACGAAGCTCGGGCCATCGAGCGTCGCCGTGACCTCGTAGAAAATGTCCTCCAGCCCCCGCATCCTTGTGGGCGGAAAGAACCCCAGGGACAAGCCCTCGGTGTCGCCGTCCAGCTGGAAAATCGTCACCGGGTCCAGGAACGCATTCCAGACTTCAACGCTGCGGGTTGTGGGGATGACGAGATTGCCGAACTCGATCCGGGACGGCTGCAGGTAGATCCGGTGGTAGTAATCCTGGGAGAACGAGGCGCAGTGTGCGCCAGCCCGCGCGATCTGGGCCTCGGGCGACGGCTGGCCGCTGGCGATGACGCCCACCGCACCGACGATGGCAGCGACCGCAGTGGCCGGTGCGTAATAGCCGGGACGACCGTGGTCCCACAGGGCATTCATGCCCGCGCCTGCCGCGCCGCCCAGAATGACAGAGCTCAAAGCCCCGACAAATTCGGACATTCAAACCACCTTGCGGTAGGCCAGCCCATAGTCGTAGCTGATCGGTTCCGCCCCGGGCGTATAGGCCTTGTGCCACAGCGGGAAGATCTTCCACACGTCGGTGCCCAGGGTCAGCTCGTCGCCCGGGTTGAAGTTTGAGATATTCAGGAAGCGCACATCGGGGAATTCGCCAAGCAGCGTCCAGGTGCCCACAAAGGGCGTGCGATTGATGCCCACGTAGCACGGCAACATCGGCGCCAGGCCGTTGTAGCTTTGCGGCGAGCAGTGATACGCGAGATCGTGAACCAACGAATTCAGTGAATTCTGCGTGGAGCCGCCACGACTGTTGGCGTCGTTGCCATAGCTGGAGCAGCCGTAGAAATCGCGGCCACTCACAGGCCAACCGATGGACAGCATCCGCCAGCCCACCGTCCAGCCGTCGATGTCGGCCCGCACGTACGTGCCAGCGTAGCCGTTGGTTGCAAGCGCCGACCCCGACGTCGCGGAACCGTTCGATCCGAACGGGATCTGGTTGTTGGACGTTGTGAAGTCCAAAGCGGTACCCGTGGACGACTCGATGGGGCAGCCCGCCGTCAGATACTGGCCGCCGGCAAAGCTGCCGTACTGATTGATGAAGCCGAAGGACAGGTGACGAAAGCGCCCCGAGGTTTCCTCGATGACCACGTGCACGAAGTCGCCACTCGAGAACAGGTGGTAGGCATAGAGCGAAGTGGCCATCGGCCCGATCATCACGAACTTGCGGTTATTTGCCTGCAGGTTGGCGGCCACGCCGGCCGCAAAACCGTCACACACCCAGGCCTCCAGGCAGGCGTAAGTGCCGCTGACGCCGTTCTTGACGAGCTTCTTGTTGACCGCGAACAGCTGCCAGGAAACGCCGTTTTTGGTCAGCACCACCCGATTCGCGACGAGGCTCGTTTCTCCTTGCGTGGCGTACGCACTGGAGGTGATGACCGAGGAGACCATGGACCTCGTGTCGGCGTGCGAGGCGCTGCCTGTCAAGGGGCTCGTGAATGTCAGCGTGAAGGTATCTGTGGCGTTGGCCGTCCAGCCGGACGCGACCGCAAAGTTCTTGATAGCGGTCAGCAGCGTGTGGATGTCCGCCGACGCACCGGTGATGTAAGCCATTGAATCGCCTCAATTCAGTTGGATGGCAGCGAAGCGCGCCGCATTGGTGGAGGTCGCGGCTTGCACGACGAGGTGCGGTTTTCCGTCCACAGTCACGGTGTCGCCTGCGGCCACGCCGAACCCTGGCACAGCGAACACGCCCTGAAGTTCGCCCCAGACGGTGTAGGGCATGCTGGTCGTTGCGTTGTAGAGGATGGCTGGCAGCAGCGGGCACGCGCCGCTGGGCAGCAGCGTGAGATTGCCCATGTCGTATCGCCCTCCAGCCAATGCATATATCGACATCGCCCACGGCCAGATGCGGCCGACGCGGAAGGTATCAAATCGGTTCGCACCGATCCAGCCGCCGCCCGGCTGCAAGAGCGCCGAGCCGTAGCTGGCGTAGGTACCGTCGCTGCGCCAAAACGCACTGTTTGCGATGTCGAGATCGGCGCTCTGGTAGTTGTCGCCGCGCGAGGTGTTGGCTCCGATGAACAGCGGATACGGGTACTGCGACGGCGAGCCGTAGGGCAGGAAAAACCCCGCGTAGAGCGCCCCCCAGTAGGCCGAGGACTTCGCCACGACGATGAAACGCCTGCCGTTGGCGACAAACCAGTAGCTGATCGCGCTGTTGAACACCGGCATCCTCGGCACGATGCCCAGCGAACCAGCCCCAGACAACAGGCTGCCAGGTTGGCCCTCGGGGGTGCTGATAGCAACGGCGCTTTGCCAGGATTGCGAGCCGAGCACGCGAATCGAGTGGGCGGGTGCTGCCGCGTCGGCGAACAGACAGATCTGCACATAGATCGCATCGCCCGCCGATGAGCCGGGGCCGCGCAGTTCGGCCAAGTCCCGCTTCGCGTCCGCCGAGAAGCTGTCACGGCGCAGCAGCGTCCAGGCTTCACCGCCGGCGACCAAGGTTGCGTCAGCGGTGAGAAAGGTGATCAGTTTGTTGAAAAGGTCGGCGGCATTGAGTGCCGTGCCGGAAGTCCAAGCCATGTTCAGCGTCCCAAAATGTTGCGCACCGATGCGGCGTTACGCTGGATGAGGTTCATCACCGTGCGTTCGCCGGCGCTGCTGCTGAGGTAATCGGCCGCCATCGCCGGATCGATGACGTTGACGATGCGGATGTTTTGGCCCGGGGCCGGCTGCGCCGGGGCTTCGGGTACCAGGCCGCCAGCGGCAAAGGCCAGGCGACCACCAGCCACACGGGGCCCGGCAGATAGGCCGTTGATGGCGTCCAGGAACGACAATCCGAGTCGGCTCACTGCGCGGGCATTGACTACGTACTCGCCGTGGGAGAGCCGCGCAGGGATGGAATCGCTGGTCGAGGTGCCGGGTCCGGTGACATAGCCCCCCGACGCAAAGCCGAAAAACGACGAGATCAATGCGCCCAATCCTCCGGCTGCGCCCCCTCCTCCGGCCGTGCCGCCGCCCATCAGGCTGCCGAACATGGCTTCGGCCAGTTTCTGCGAGGCGATACGGTTGATCGTCTGCAGCACCGAGCGACCGAAATCCGCGAACGCCTCCTTGGCCGACTTGGCGCCGCTGCCAATGTCCTGGAAGAGTTGCGCGAAGCCGTCCTGCACTGCACCGTCGATGGCCACCGCCACGTCATCGACGACCCGCTTCACCTGCGCGATCTCGTTCTTCCAGGCTTGCACCCGGGCAACGGCGTCCGGGCCGATAGCGTTGGCAGTTGCCTCCAACTGCGGCAGCAACGCATCGAGCGACTGGCCGGTTTGCCGATGCAGCGCCAAGATTTGCTGGCGGGCCTGCGATTCGGTGAGGAGGCCCGACTGGCGCTGCAGGTTGATCGACTCCTCGGAGGCACGCATCCGCGAGAGGCTGTCGTTGAACTGTCGCTCGTAGTCGGCCAGATCGGCCGCCGCCGCTTTGACGTCGATCAGCCGACCGACGGTGGCAGCCCCCTCGCCACCAACGTCACCTTGACCCTCGGCGCGCAGTCGCTCAATCAGGCTCTGGTACTGCCGCTCGATGGCCGCGCGGCGATCCTGGCTGGTCGCGGCACCGGTGAGATCGAGCAGTTCATCGCGAACCTTGGCGAGCTCCTCACGCAGTTCGCGCTCGGCCTGGACCGCTTTGCGGGCATTGGCGACCTCGACGTCGGCGCGCTTGTTGTTGAGGACGATCAGATCCGCCTCGATCTTGGCGACCTCGACTTTCGCCTTGATGCGAGTGGGTTCGTCCTTGCCCGTCTTGACCAAGCGTTGCTGCTGGGCGAGCGATACTTGCGCACGCTGGATTTCCGCATCAATCTCCTGCTGCTCGATGCGGGTCTTGGCCGCGTAGTAACCTTGAAGCGATATCAGTCGGTCTTCGAGCGCCGCATCCAGTTCGCGGGCCTGGCGATCCAGTGCGTCCTTGAGGATTTTGAGTTCTGCCTCGGCCTGCGCCTGTGCCAGGGCCAGCTTGGCGGCCTCGACACCCTTGTCGGGCGTCGGCTTGGCCGGTGGTTGCGGACGGCCGAATACGCCCGGCTGGGTTTGCTCGGGTCGGATGCGGCCGGCGATGGCCTGGGCAGCTTCACCAACGTAGTCGCGCGTGACCGCGTCACGCACAGTCGCTGCCAGTTCCTTGCCGAAGTCACGCATCTCGCTAAGTCGACGGCCAAGGACGGTGCGTAGCGACTGCATCGAGAAGTCGCCGCCGAAGGCGGCAGCCACATCCTGGCCCAAGGCCTGCGCCAGTTCCCCGATGTCGGAGAAGGCGTTGCGAAAGCGTTCGACCAGGAAAGCCGCCGTGATCCCCGTGACACTGCCGACCGCGTTGAAGGCGCCGATGACGCCGTTGACCATCGTACGGATCGCCGTGCCGATGGTTTTGAGTGCGCCGACCATGACCTCGCGCACGCGGACCCAGGAGAGGCTGTTGGCACCGACCAGCCGCCCCAGGGCGCTGATGACTTCGCCGACCTTCTCGACCACCAGATCCCAAGTGGCAACCACGATTTGCTTGATCGACGCGGTCTTGCCACCAAACTCGACCACCGCATTGCGAGCTGAATAGAGCACGCCCGCCAGCAGCGTCACCGTGGTCACGATCAAGCCGATGGGGCCACCCAGAAGCGCCAGAGCGCCACGCAACAGCCCCGCCGCACGCCCCAGCAGCGAGGTGGACGCGACGGCCTGCGTCACGGCATTGCTGGCAGCTGTGGCTTGGAGACGGGCCTTGGCCGCATCGGTCACCAGGGCGCTGGTCGCCAGGCCTTGCGCCCGCGCCTGGGCCAGGGCGGCATCAGCCACGCGCACCCGCGCCAGCGCCTCGGTTTCGAGCGTGCGCAGGTTGGCCAGCCGCGCCGCCGCTTCCGCGCGGGCTGCGGCAATGCTGGTGGCAAAAGCACCTGCCATCCGGCCGAAGGCGGCGACCAGCACGACGCCGGCCAGATCGATCAGCAGTTCCAGATGCTTGGCGACCAGTTGAATCGCCTGCGCTAGGCCAGCGGTCAGTCCAGAATTGGCATCCCGCTCGCCGAAGGCACGCTGGAAGGCATTCTTCAGACGGGTGAGCGCGCCCGAGACCGTATCAGGCAGGCTCGCGTATTCCTCAGCCAGACGCGCCCTCTCCTTCAACAAGGCATCGAGCACCGCAGCCGAGGTGATCTTGCCTTCCTGCGCCAGGGCGCGCAGCGCGCCCAGCGGCACGCCCATTCCGTCGGCAATGGCCTGCGCCAGACGCGGCGTCTGCTCGATGACCGAATTGAATTCCTCGCCACGCAATTGTCCCGAGGCGAAAGCCTGCCCGAGCTGCATTAATGCGCCGGCTGCCGCCTCGCTGGACGCGCCGGAAAGCGACACCGCCTGGCCGATGGCGTCGGTGGCTGCCAGCACGTCCGCCTGAGAACGACCCAACGCCTGCACCGACGGTGCCAGCCGCGCGTAGAGCGTAACGGTCTCTGCCAGCGGCGCGCGGTTGCGCTGAGCAATCTCAAAGAGGGCTGCGTCGGCGCGGTTGAACTCCTCCTGCGAGGTGACTGCGAGCTTGAGTCGGGCCTGCAGGTTCTTGTACTGGTCCGCAACTTCCACCAGTTCGCGCACGCCCAGGCCGATCCCGATGGCCCCGCCAATGCGGGACAGGACGGCGCCGACCTGACCGGCTTGGTCACGCAGTTGCGACAGACTGCCATTGATCGACTGGAAGGCCCGTTTGGTCTCATCGACTGCGGTGATGAGGATCTGGGCACGGTTGTTCGCCATGATGATTTGCCGTGATTCAGACTTGAGACATTGCTTTACGAATCGCCGCCGTCAGGCGGGGAAGCTCGACCCGCACCGCGCGGTTGAGGTCGAAACGCTTTTTCAATTTCACGCGCCGCACCAGCACGGCGATGGGAATCTCCTGGCCACGCCGCAGGCGCTTTGAGCCACTGCGTTCGCGCTCGGCTCGGCGAAAGCGCGTGAGCGGCCGGGCGTTCTCGGCAAGGTTCTCGGCCATCAGGATCTGCTGGCCGTTCTTCTCGATGAACCAGGCGTTGCCGGATCGCATCAGCGCATCGATCACCCGGGCGAAGGCCTTGCGCCCGATGCGCCGGTGTTGCGGCAACATCGGGATCAGCATCCGCCCCCGGATCGTTCCGCCTTGTTCGTGGATGCCCAGCCACGGCACCTTCGAACCGAGGTAGAGCGCGGGGAACTCATTGGTTTTGCGGTCGAACACCTTGGCGTACATCGAGCGCAGGAACGTGGGGCTGGCCGTTCGGAAGCTGGCGCGCATCTCGCCGCGAACGCGCTCGGCCATTTCCTTGCCGCTGTCACGCATCGTGCGGGCAACGGCCGCGTGGATCGCCTTGTGGGTATCGGCCTGCCAGGCCGTAAAGCGCCGCCGGTCCAACAGGCCCTCAGCGACCAGATCGATCTTCATCGCGCATTCCTTGCTGGAGTTCGGCCTGCAACTGACGGATGCCGTCGCGGCTGCCTTGGGCGGCGGCAGTCATGACCGCCAACTGGATGGAAAGGCGCTCGTATTCGAGACGGCCGTCGGCAGCCAGGAAGGCGTTCACCTGGCCCAGCGTGTATCCCAGGATGTCCGGATAGCGGTGGCCGCTGCGAATCAGGCGCGCGACGGCGTCGATCCAGCCGACAGACCATTCTTTTGGCCGTTCAGGCTCTGCGCCAGATCGCCGACCTTCGGCGCGACCCGGCGCACGAAAAAATCGGCATTCACCTCGAACACGGCGGCGGCCAGCGTGATTGCATCGTCGAGCGCCAAGGCGTCCACCCAGTCACGGGGCTGGCGGCTGGCGAGCGCCAGCGCAGCCAGCAAGGCGTCACCGTGGTCACAGAGCAAGGCGAGCCAGTCCGGTTCGCCCGTCAGCTGCTCGGCAAAAGGTCGCACGGCCTTGAGCATCGCCGGCAGTTCGCCGACAACCAGCGCTCTGATGGTCAGGCGCTGCCCAGCCAGTTCCAGTACCTGAGCCTGCGGCACGAGCACATCGAGATCGGAAATAGGAGCGGAAATAGGAGCGGAATGGGTCATGACGGCTCCTTACAGCAGCACGATGCGGCCGAACTGGCCGAGATCGCCGGCAGCCGGCTTGAGCGTATCCGCCAACACCTGCCCGGAGAGTTCGAACTTGAGCAACTCCTCGGTGATGATCGACAGCTCCTTGGCCGGATTGATCGCCACGCGGTACAGGTCGATCACCACTTCACGGTTGCTGTCGGCGGTGTTCAAGCCCTCGAAGCGCACCCATCGTTCGGGCAGCGGCTGGGTGAACAACGCCGTCGATTGGGCCGCGCCATAGGCGTAGTCGACCTTGAACGGCTCCACAAAGGGGCCGCCCGTGGTCTTATCGGTGATCGACAGCGAGCCGTGCTTGGCGTTGAGGTGGTACTGCTCAGCCGGAAGCGTCTTGGGGGTGGCGGACGAATCCTTGACCACCACCGACGAGACATTCTGCTTGGCCAGCAGGTACAGGCTGCCGACCGTGATCGGATTCGGCAGCGCCTCGGCGGTGACCGTACCGCTGACCTGATCGGTAGTCGTGCCATACAACGCCAGCCCCAGGTTCACGGCGATCAGTTCTTCCAGCGTGCAGGCGAATTCGCCTTTCTTGGTCTTGATCAACTGCAGGTCGGTCAGGCGCTGGCCGCTGGTCGATTCTTGGTGCTCCAGGGTTTCGACCGACAGCGACACCTTGAGCTCCGGCACGTTGCCGACGAAGTTCAACCCTTGCGGGTTGCCGGCGTTGTCGCGGGCGCCGATGTACACCCGACCTTGTCCAGAGAAATACGGCATGGTCAGTCTCCTTTACGAACGGGAGTAGGGAGCTTCGGGGCGGCGTCGGCCACTGCGACCTCCTGGGCACCTTCTTTGGCAACAGCGTGGTCGATCAGCCATCGTGCGGTGGCCTCGTCGACGTCCAGGTGCGCGCCGGAGGCATAGCGCACACCGGCGTGGGTATGGGGTTTGATCAGTTCAACGGTCATCGAAAATCATCCTGTTTGGGTGAGGTCTTGAGCTTGGGTGCGGTAGCGGATTTCGTAGCGGGCTGGCATCGCGACAGCTCCGGCATCGGCGTCATCGACCTCCCACTCGCAGTCGATTTCGCGCACGGCAATCGCCAGACCACCCAGATTCGGGGCGGTCAGCAAGGCCGCATGAGCAGCCACCAGCAGTTGGTCGGCGACGTTGAAGGCATCCGCCCCGCGCGCCACCACGGCGAGCCGGACGATCAACAGCCGGTCGACAAGGTGGTTGGCATGGGCGGTGATGCTGTCGGCTTCGAGCATCAGCAGCAACGCGGGACTGGCCTCGCGGGTGAGCGGCACGGCGGGCATACGCAGTACTGCAACGGGTGCAATGGCAGATGACAGGCGTGCAGCCACCTCCCGCACGATGCGCTCGCGGACAGAGTTCATAGAGGAGGACTCAGAGTTGGGAGAGCGAAGCACGACGCTCAGAGCCGTCGCCGATGGCGCGCACATCGCGCACCTGATAGGAACTGCCTGCGACCTCGACGGTATCGCCCGGCGCGAGCGTCAGCCACACCGCCGGGTAGTCGATCTGGTAGTCCCGCGACAACGCAAAGCCATCGAGTACGGTTTCATCCGGGGCGCGGAAGGCGCAAAACACTGTGCTGCCCGCCGCTGTGACGGCAGTGAGCAATCCTGCGCGTTGTGCGGCCTCGTAGAACGTGGCGACGTCCATCACGCAGAGGTGAGCTTGATCAGCACGCCGGGACGGTGGCACATCGGCAGCGGGTTGCTCTGTGTGTGCAGATCGGTGCCCCGGTCGAACTTGCGTGGCTCCTGCTTGGCGTAGAGCACTTGACCCAGCGTGTTGACGGTTTCGTTAAAGTCCGCCGGTGCGCAATAGGTGGCAAAGGTGTCCACTGTGCCCAGCGGGAAAGCGTGCGCCTCTCCGGCAGCGATGAAGCGGCGCGTACCCAACGTGCCATCGGCCTTCACATAGGATGCCTGGCCCCGGTATTCCTCAAAGGTGACGCCGCTGTAATTAAAGCCGGAACGCATGTCATTGATCAGCACCACGCCTTGTTGCCAGTTCTGGTAGGCGGTCTTGACCTCGGCGTGCGTGATCAGCGCCCGGAAGAACTCCGGCGAGCACAGCACGTGGATGCCGGTGGAAAACTCCCCGCTCAGGCCATTCTCCATCTGAGTGAGGAGTTCCAGACAAGCCTCCTTGAGCTTGCCTTTGTCTTCGCCCAGTGAGAACTCAAAGGACACCGATTGCTGCGCGATCTGAAACTCCGTGAACAAATTGATCAGCTCGCTGCCGTCGGCATCCAAAATCTTGCCCTTGAGCGCACCCATGCGCAAGTGCTCCAGCGTGATCGCATGCTTGTTGCGCATGGTCTCCAGATGCCGGGCCATGACACCGCCGATGGCCTCCATCTCGGTTTCCGAGCCAAAGGCGCGCAGGCCTTGCACTTCCTCGGGCAGCACCACGTCGTCGTGCGGGATGTGTGGAATCACGAACGAGCGCAGCTTGCGTTGGCCACGCTCACCCACGGTGCCGGGCGATCCGGGTGCGCGGGTCGGCAGCAGGTTCAAGCGACCGGCGTACTCCTCGACGATGATCTGCCGGGTGCGCACCGGCTTGGTCGGAAACAGATTCAACTGCTCCAGCCGCCCATAGCGGTTGGGCAGCAGGTTGATGGCGGCCGTCAGGCTGGCCATCGAGAAGCCGGGGTTTTCAAAAGGGTTCTGCATTTCGGGTCTCCAGAAATGAACAAACCCGCCAATGGCGGGTTTAAAGAGCGTGGGGTGTAGGGATCGGATTGATCAGGCGCTATCGCGCACGAGGATCCCGTGGAGATTGAGCTGTGCCTCGGCAGCGGCTTTCTGTTCGGCACTGATGCCGGCGGGCCAGATCAGTGCGCCCCGCGCGACGATAGCGTGGCGCGCAATCAGGATCGCGTCCTTGCGGTCGATCAGACTGGCGTCCACATCGCCCGCCAGCACGCCTATGGCGATTTCCGTGCCGTCCGTGGCGGTTGGGTCAATGGCCTTGAGCTTGGCAGTCGCCGTTTCGCGGCCGACTACGGTGCCAAGGAGCAGGTTTTGGGCCGCAGCGACGGTGTCCTGCTCGCGCGAGTAGAGGTTTGGCGCTTCGTACTTCAGCAAATCGCCGAGATTCTTGGCTTGAGTGACAGAGGGCATGGCTTACTCCTTGGCGGTGAGTTTCTTGACGGCAGCGACCACCGGGCTGTTTTCCGGGCGCTGGCTGGCACCTGCATCGGCAGTGATGTGCGAGGCGATTTCTGGCTGCTCGGCACGGGCATCGAGCAAGGTGCGACGCACCTGTGCTTCGCTCAAACCAGCGGCGAGAAATTCCGCTGTGCGTTGCGGCTGACCTGCGATCAGGCACAGCTCGGCGATGCCCTGTGCTTGCGCCTGCGCCTGGCCGCGCCCACTGGCAAAGGACTGCGCCAGTGCGGCACTGGTGGCCGGTTGCGAATCGCTCTCGGTTTGTAGCTGCTCGCCCTGCGGGACGGTTTCCAGCGGGTCGCTTTGATCGTTGTGTTTGTCGTTGTGTTGGTCGTCGTGTTGGTCGTCGTGCTCGGTCACGGTGTTCTCCAAGGTGAGAGGAAGGGGTCGGGATGTGGCTGCGGGACAAAAAGCGGACGCGGTTCGCGGCGAGGCCCGCGCCGCGCTCGGCTGCGCCAGACGACGCCGGGCGGCCAGTGCATCGGTGAATTCAGCGAGCACCTGCTCGAGCGGCATCACCGCGTCGGCCAGGCCCACTGCCACGGCCTGCTCGCCGTAATACACCCCGGCCTCGGTGGCGCGCACGGCCTGCACATCGAGGCCGCGCATCTGCCCGACCTGCGTGGCAAAGATGGCGTAGAGCCGATCCACCTCGGTCTGCAAAGCCGTGGCGGCCTGCGGGCTGAGCGGCTCGTGCGGCGAGAAGTCGTTCTTGTGGCCACCGGCAAACACGGCGCTGTAGTTCAGCCCGTCCTTGGCGTCCTTCACCGATTGGTCGATGTGCAACGCGATCACGCCAATCGAGCCGACGCCTGCGGTCTGCGACAGGGTCAGGCGCTCGCAGGCCGCCGCGATGGCATAGGCTGCCGAGTACGCAGCGTCGTTGGCGTGCGCCCAGATCGGCTTGATCTGGCTGGCAGCGCGGATGCGCCCGGCCAGTTCGAACACGCCAGAGGCCTCGCCACCGGGCGAGTCCAGATCAAGCAGGACGCCTGCCACCTTCGGGTCGGCCAGCGCTGCCTCCAGCCTTGCCTCGATCTCGCCGTAGGACATCAGGCCGGAGGCGGCCTCGATACCCATAGCCCGTTTGACCAGCGTGCCGTACACCGGAATGACGGCAATCCCCGCCTGCAATGAGACAGCAGCACTCTTTGGTTCGGGCACGGCCATTGCCATCTCCATATCGGGCAGGCCGATACGTGAGCCAAGCACCGAGAGGATCACGTCCAGTTTGGGACGCGCAATGAGAAGTGGCGTCCCATAGAGCCGGGACGCCAGGTGGGGAAGCAGCATTGCTGAGGTTCCTTCGAAGATTTACCACATTTGTGGTAAATTGATTGCCGTGAAAGTTTTGCCCAGCCCGGAGGCCGCCATGAGCACGTCGACATCTATTCGCATCGATCAGACCCTGTACGACCAGGCGCGCAGTGAAGCCGTGAGCGAGCACCGCACCATTGCCGGACAGATCGAGTACTGGGCCAAGGTCGGCCGAGCCGCCCTGGACAACCCCGACCTGCCAGTGAGCTTCATCGCCGAATCGCTGGCCTCGCTGGCTGAGCCGCGCAGTGAAGCGACCGCCTTCGTGCCGCGCTCCACACGTCAGCCCGGCCGCGCATGAGCTACGGCCTGCAGCAGACCCGGCGCTTCGCCCGCGCCTACAAAAAGCTGCACGACAACGTGGTGGCCGATGTCGATGCCGCCGCCGAAGTCGTGGCCGTAGATCCAACCGTGGGCGAGCGCAAGAAAGGCGATCTGGCGCAGTTGTTGGTCTACAAATTCCGCAGCCAGGGCCAGCTCTACCTGCTCGGCTACACCGTTGATGACGGAGTACGGCTGGTGTATCTGGAAGCCGTCGGGCCCCACGAAAATTTCTATCGCGATCTCAAACGTTCGTAGGCGCGTCGTCATCCTCTTGGGTGGAACCCGCCACCGGCACAGGCCGGTCGTGGCGCGGATCGGAGTCGAACACCAGCCCGAGTTCGTCGGCGCGCTGGTTGTCGGCGGCGATTTCGCGGTCGATGTCCTCGGCGTCGTAGCCAAAGGCCGAGATGGCTTCCGAGCGCGACAACAGGCCCGCGCGGATCGCGGTCAGCATCGCGTCGAATTCTTTTTTCGGATCGACCCACTGCCAGCCCTGTGGAATCCACTTGGCAGCGAGATAATCGCGCTTGTTGCCGCTGAACCGCCGCAGCGCCGGTGCGCCTTCCAGCGCGGCTTGCTCCATCCACGCGCGCCAGATCGGGCGGCACAGCTGGTGCACGATCACGTTGTGCTGGATGGCCTCGCAACGGCGACGAAACTCCAGCAGCCCCGCGCGGATCGACGAATAGTTCACCTGCGTCAGATCGCCCGTGAGCATTTCGTAGGTGATGCCCATCGCAGCGGCCACGGCGCGAAACTGCATGCGCAGAAAATCGGCGTAGCTCGCGCCCACGTCGGCGGGCTGACTGAACTTCACATCCTCGCCAGGCTCCAAAATTTGCATCGTGCCGGGTTCGAGCCCCGCCAGCGCCGCGCCGCCCGCATCCGCCAACCCTTCGCCCATCAGGTTGTCCTCGGGCGATAAGCGCGTGATGAATCCGGCGAACATCGCAGCGGTTTTCTTGCGCACCAGCTCCGCGTCGTCGTACTGGTCGAGTTCGTTGAGCTTGACCAGGGCCCGCGATAACCACGGCTCGCCCCGGATCTGACCGGGACGCAACTGGCGGAACAGGTGGATAATTTCGCTGGCCGGAACGCGCACGGTGTCGATGCCACCCGTTCCGGACATTGGAGCCAGACGACCGTCTTCGGGGTGCGATCGGTAGAGGTGATAGGCCACGCGGCGACCGAGGCGGTCGAATTCGATGCCGCAACGGATGACATTTCCACTCGGCAGTTCGGTGTTCAGTGTCGCGGGCAAGTGCTCGGGTTCGAGCAGCTGCAATTGCAGTCCCACCGCAAGACCATCCTCCGGGCGGCGGTAGCGCAACCGCACCAAGCATTCGCCGCCTTCGAGCATCGCCCGGCAGGCCAGCGCCTGCAGGCCGTAGAAATCGGTGAGGCCCGCAGCGTCGGCCTCCTCGCACCAGTCCCACCACAGGCTGTGGATGGCTTCGCGCAACGCGTTGTCGCTCACCATCGACTGCGGCTTGATGCCAGTGCCAATGGCGTTGGACACAAAAGCTTCGACACCTGCTGCGGCCCAAGCATTGCGCCGCACCAGATCGCGGCTTTTGGCGCGCAGCTCGTTTTGGGTGAAAGCCAGCGCCGCCACCGCGCCGGGGTTGCCGACCTGCCAGGCCAGTGCGCGGCGACCGCCACCGATACCATCATAGAAAGGGTTGCCGCCGAACAAACGGCGGCGCATCCGGCTGAGCCAGCTCATTTACAGTCCTTTGCTCGTGGTGATACGGATCTGGCGCATCGGACTCACGCCCGTGCCGCGCGCGATTTCGGTCTCAACCGTGCGGATCGCCGCTTGCAACTCGTCGACCGATCGGTACTCGAGCGTCTTGTCGCCAAAGCTCACGCGGCGTTCGCCCGTGGCCAATGCACGCTTGAGTGCATCGAGCTGGGTGGTGGTGTAGGTCATCGGGTCCTCATCGACACATTTATCGGGTCAGCCAGCGGCTCCTGATCACGCGACGCCCTGCGTTTTTGGAGCCAGAAACAGCGAGGCCACCGCTGTGGGTGGCCTCGCCAGAGTCGAATGATTGAATCGGGGATGGCTCATCCGGTGGTCGTTCCATCCCGAGTTGTCGCTCCAGTTCACGCCAGTGGCGCTCCTCGAAGCGGTCCAAGCCCGCGCTGGACGCGGCCGCGCGGGCGTAGACGTAGCAATCGAGCGCTTCGTTGCGCTCGCGCATCTTTTGCCACTCGCGCACCGGAAAGCCGTTGCGGTCGCGGCGGGTGATCAGTTGCTCGGCGCACAGCTGCTGGATGAACTCGGCGTCGATCTTGGGCAGGTGGACAAACCCGGCTGGAAACACCGTGGTCAGCCCGTCCTCGCTCACATCCGCGCCCTTGCGCAGGTTGTTGTAGAGCTCCAGCTTGGCGATACCACCGGCGACCGAGAACACCTTGATGCCCCGGCGCAGCTTCCGGCCGCCCTGGGTCATGTCGACCGCCGTGGGCGTTCCGATCAGCGCCGCGCCACGCGCAACGCCCTTGACGGCCATCACCCGCGAATCGCGACTGGCACGCACAAAGGCGTAGGCCTCCTGCGTGGCAAAGCCAGTGTCCAACGCAAAGCGGGCCAGCGGCATGGCCGCGCCGGATTCGTGGGTCCAGGTTTCCGCCAGCATCTCGGCTAAGCGTTTCCAGACGGTGTCACGCGCCGTATCGCCCATCAGCACACGGTGCTCGATGAGCCAGGACTCCTTGCCGCGCCCGAAGGCCCAGACCGAGGCCTCGATGCGATCCTTTTGCACGTCGGCAGCACCCACCAACAACAGGCCACCGAAGGGCACGGTGCCGATGCGGTAATCCTCGCGTCGCTCGACCAGCCGTTGCCAGTCGGGCGCCTCACCCTCCTCGACCCAGGTTTCACCCAGCTCGGTGTTCTTGAAGGTTTTGATGGCGGCCCCCGACCCCGACTCCTTGTTGACTGCTGCTTCCCACGCTGCGGCAATGTCGCTCCAGGAACGCCAGCCGACCGGGCTGTACAGCGACGACAGGTGAAAACCTGCCGTCTTGCCCGAGCCGTCGCCGATCATCGCGCGCCACTCGCCATGCTCCAGCATCCTGGTCTTGTGATGCTCGGCAATCGGCTCATCGCACGATTCGCAGATGTAGGCCGCCGTTTTCGGCTGCCCCTTCTCCCAGCGCAGTTGTTCGAAGCGCAGCCACTGCCGATGCTCGCAGTGCGGGCACGGCACGAAGTAGCGCCGCTGGTCGGATGCCTCGTACTCGCGCTCGATGGCGCTTGCGCCCGAGATCGTCGGTGTCGACACGATGAAGATCTTGCGCCGCGCGAAGGTGCGCGTGCGCGCTTCGGCCAGCGAGATCGCGTCGCCCTCGCCCTCGACGTCCAGCGGATAGCCGTCGACCTCGTCGAGAAACAGATAGCGTACTGGCATCGAACGCAGGCCGACCGCGCTGTTGGCTCCGGTCATCACCAGCACACCGCCCCGGAACTCCTTGGCCAGGATGGTGTTGCCCGAGTCGCGCGAGCGGGCCGGAGCGATCAGTTCCGCCAGGGCCGCCGACTCCTCGATCAGCGGATCGATGCGCTGCTTGGAATTGCGCTTGGCCATCTCCACGGTCGGCCACACCGCCATCATCGGCCCCGGGGCGTGGTGGATCACGTAGCCGATCCAGTTCGACCCCATCTCGGTCGCGCCGAGCTGGGCGGCTTTCATGAACACCACCCGCTCGACCGGTGAGGTCGGCGACAGGCAGTCCATGATGGCCTTCAGGTACGGCGTGCGGCTGGTGCGCCAGCGCCCAGGCTCGGCGGAGGCCTTGCTGGAGAGCATCCGGTGCCGATCCGACCATTCGGAGACCGTGAGCAGCGGATCGGGTGTCAGGCCGTCGCGCCACACCCGTTCGATCTCCTGCGCGCCTTCGTAATCTTCCATCATCAGTCCACGGTCAATCGACTCGGGGGCGCAACTCGCCCAGTTCAATCAGGTGCTCGCGCACGGCTGCTTCCAGGACCACGTGCATCTGGTGCGCATCGACACCGAGCGTGGAGGCCATCTGCCCGGAGATGCGCGCGGGCCAGTTCAGCCACGCGTCGCGCTCGATGCGCGCGAGTTTGAACACGTGGGCCACAGCCTGGGCCCGATCCACCAATTCCTTCTTGCGATGCGCCAGTTCCACCTTGTTGAGCTGGGCCTTGAGCACTTCGTTGACCGTGCGCGCCTGCAGCAGAGAGGTTCCGCCCGCCGACAGCGGCGGTGTGCTGGGTTCTGGCACCTCGCGTTCTGGCCGCACGCGCGCCTTCGTGGCACTGACCTGCTGCGGAGCTGCGGCCCTGCGAGGCTGCAAGGTGTTTTGCGCCCACTGCGCGTCGGCGGCATCCGGATCAATCGTTCCGTCAGGCAGTGCCGTGATCCGTCCGGTGTCGATGGCCTTCTTCACGGCCACGTGCGACACGCCACGGTGGCGCGCGTAGGCGCGAATGGAGAGTCCCATCATCACCTTCAATCATTTTTGCGTATGGATCATGCGGTCGAGCTTGACTTTCATCGGCAGTGAAGCGTTCATCAGATCACACCCACCACCGGAGCCTTACGTGAACACCTGCCAACTCACGGACACCACACTGCCCATCGTCACCAAGACCCAACGTGAGGTGCTGCTAACCTCGGCCCGTCAAGGCGATGGCACCATCACCTGGTTTCCTGATCACCTGCCCTTGAACATCACAGCCCGCATCGCCAACGCCCTGATATCCAAGGGACTGGCTAGGCGCTCTGAGGATCGACTACGGATCACCGATTTGGGCTACGCAGCCATCGGCCTCACCGCCCCCATCCCCCCTACAGCCAAGGAGACAGCATGTCCCAAGGCAGCCCGTGTGACCAAGCAGAGCCAAGTCATCGCCTTGCTGCGACGTCCAGAAGGGGCCACGATTGCTCAAATCATGGCCGCCACCGGCTGGCAAGCCCACACCGTGCGAGGAACGTTTGCAGGATCCTTGAAGAAAAAACTGGGCCTCATCATCACCTCGGACAAGGCGCAGGACGGCGAGCGGATCTATTGCATCGCGTAATTACACAGATCAAGAGACACAGCAATGAGCAATACAGCCCCCACAGATCAGGCCAGCGCCATTCGCTGGCTACTGGAAAACCGCCGCAGTGATGTGAGCTTTGAAGAAGCCATCAGGCAGTTGCATCTTGCTTTGCACGGCGATACCCAGGCCCAGGCGATCCTGCATGAACTGGCGCAAAGCGGGCCGGAGCCGACACTGACACATCAGTGAAAAGCGCCCCCCGTGACCAGTTCGCGAACAGCCTTTTCTGGAAAGATAGGCCCTTTGTAAAGGGGACCACACGGAGTATTCGCCAATTTAAGAGAGATCTCCAATGGGTCCATCTTGCCCTCCAGGCTGCGGTAGCCCTCGGCGAGAAAGGAAAACTCGTTCATCATGCCCACCACACTTCGATTCACTGTCTTGGCATAGACCACTTCGCGCATCTCCTCGATCTCAGCCCGAATGAATTCGGGTGGCAAATCCAAGGCCTGCAACACCACACTCAACGCCTGAGGAAAACGCTGCACCAGCGTGGCCGCCGGAGCCAAGGGGCAGAGCACGGGCAGCAATGTTCGCTCATTGACCAGCAGCGCCATTTGCGGTTTCCAGAACATTGCCGTGGCATACCAGGCACCAAGCCGTGAAGTCGCATGTGCAGGCGCTGCGACCTGCGGGTCAATTCGGTCGAGTAGCTTTTTGGTGCAGTGAAGCGTGAACATGCCGGCTCGCAATCAAAATCTGAGAATGCGCAGTTTGCACCGGATAAGGAATGACTCCCAGTATCCACGGCCTACTCTTGACCAGGATTCGCTGAAAGATTGGCAACGGGACTCTCCTCTGCCACAGATGCCCCGCCGACCAGATCGTCGAACCGAGCACCATCGACCTGCCGCACGGCCTGCCCACCGCACCACTCCTGCCAGCGCCGAACAATGACGTCACAATACTTGGCATCCAGCTCAATCAGCCGTGCTTGGCGCCCTGCTTTGTGCGCAGCAATCAAGGTGGTGCCGGAGCCGCCAAACGGGTCAAGTACCACCTTGCCGGGCTGGCTTGAATTGCGAATTGCTCGCTCTACCAACTCCACCGGCTTCATCGTCGGGTGCAGATCATTCTTTGCCGGCTTATTGATGTTCCACACATCGCCCTGGTCACGGTCACCGCACCAGTGGCGCTGCGCACCCTCGGGCCATCCATACAAGATCGGCTCGTACTGGCGCTGGTAGTCCGCGCGGCCCAGCGTGAAGGTGTTCTTGGCCCAGATGATGAACGTCGACCACTTCCCACCGGCGGCGCGGAACGCGGCCTGCAACACATCCAGTTCGCTCGATGACATCGCCACGTAGATCCCACCTCGACAATGCTGCACGGTCGGCGTCAGCGCTGCCAGCAGAAAGTCGTAGAAGCCATCGCCCAAGTTATCGTTGAGGATCGCACGATCTTTGCCACGCATCTTGTCCTTGGCACTGTTGGCATAGTTCACGTTGTAGGGCGGATCGGTGAAGACCATGTCCACCGGCTCGCCGTCGAGAACCCGGTCATAGCTCTCAGCCACGGTCGAGTCACCGCACAGCAGTCGGTGCTGACCCATGACCCAGACATCGCCCGGACGCGAGATGGGCGTCTCGCTGACTTCGGGCACTGCATCCTCTTCGGTATGGCCTTCGTTGTCCGGCTCGTCGCCCGCGATCAGTTCGGCCAGCGCATCGGCATCAAAGCCGGTGATGTCGAGGTCGAAGCCTTCGAGCTGCAAGGCTTCCAGTTCGATCCTCAGCATCGCCTCGTCCCACCCCGCGTTTTCGGCGATGCGGTTGTCCGCGATGACCAGTGCACGGCGTTGGGTGGAGGTGAGGTGGCCAAGGACAAGCACTGGCACGTTTTCCAAACCAAGCTTCTTCGCCGCAGCGAGTCGGCCGTGGCCTGCGACAACGATGCCGTCGCTGCCCACAAGGATGGGATTGGTAAAACCAAACTCCGCAATGCTGGCTGCAATCTGTGCGATCTGCGCTTCAGAGTGAGTGCGCGGATTGCGGACGTAGGGGATCAGCGCCTCGACCTTGCGGTACTCGACATTGAGCGTGTTCAAAGTGGAAATCCCAAAAGCAAAACCCGCCGAGCGTTGCCGCCGGGCGGGTTGGGTGAATGAAGATTCTGGTGAGGTGGTAACTGCGCCTGAGGGTGGTAACCGAGGCCGGTAACCTGGCCGACTGGTAACCTTGTTCGCGCCCTGACGCTAAAAAAGCGTCGCGCTCGCGCCCCCCGCATTGCGATTTGGGAAGGAAGGACCCCTTTTGCCTCGGGGACCATCCCTCGGTCACGCAACTGACGCGACCATAGCCGTGACTCTAGGTCAATTCCGGGGGAAATGGGACACCCCCTCGGCGCCAGCTTGTTGTCGTTCCTCCGCAACCGCACGCCCCCGGAATCAAGGTCCTGCAACCTCGCTCAACTCCCCCTACAGCTTGCCCTGTTCGTTGAGATGATCCACCAGTGTCTGCAGGGCACGCTGCCACTGACGATGTGCGGTCTTGGTGCAACAGGCAAAGCGTATGCTGATCTCTCGCCAGCCATAACGCTTGGCTCGCATCCAAACCAGGTGACGCTGCTCGACCTCCAGCCATTGCACCCAACGCATCGTCTCCAGCATCCGGTCGATGGCCTCGGGGCTCGGAGGGAAAGGTCGGTAGACTTTTTCGTCGGCGGCAAAGGCTTCCCATTCGGTACGGACAAAAGCCGGCCAGCAGTTGAAGTAGCCCTGCACTCGGACCGGTGGCAACCGCCGTCCGGTCGTGGCTGCTTCTTCCAAACGCGCAGCCACGTCCTCGACAGTCCAAGCAGTCATTGTTCGTCCTCCCAAGGTTTAACGAGGCCAGCGTTGGAGTCGCGCTCTATCTCTTCAAGGGCTGCTTTCAGCTTTGCAGACTTTTCGATGAACTGTTGTAACTGCACGGCGTTGTGACTGATCTCGACCCGAAATCGCCGAAAGTCTCCCAGTCGTCTGGGAAGGTGGACCGGCGATCGTTCAAGCACTTTCTTGATTTCGTGATGCCGCAAACCTGTTGCTCGGAGAACATCAATGACCCTGTCAGCTTCACACAGGCGCTCGACGATATCGAGCACTGGAAGATCACGGATGAACCGATGCCGGTCGTAAGGGTCAACCGGTGCGCGCTCTGCGGGGCTGTCTACTGACATCTCAAACCTCCTGGGTCTCAATGGCCCAATGCAGGATCGCCAGGGCATCGGCCTCGTTATCGTCAGCAGGGGCATGACCAAGCCGGCGGGCGGCAGCGACCATGTCGCCCTTGCTCGCGTTGCCCTTGCCAGTAGCGTGCTTCTTGATCGTGCCGACTGGCACACCCTGGTACGGAATCTGGTGGTGTTCGCACCAGGCGGTCAGATGGGCCATGAAGCCGCCATAGGCGTGAGCAGCGTCGACACCAGCGTGGCGACGGACTTCTTCAAAGAACACCGCATTCAATCCATCAGCTGCGTTCTTGAGCTCGGTGAGCCAGCGTTTGAAGCGCAGGTAGCGCATGCCGCCCCCTTCAAAGCGCTGGGGCTTGAACCCTTCGGCTCCACTACTGATGTCGCCGTCACGGCCCAGCAGAGCCCAGCCGGTCTGAGTGCCGAGATCCAGCGCCAAGATCGAGTTGCCACTCGCCGGCAGACCGCCCCCATCCGGACCAGCGAGCAAACCTCCACGTAAGGTATAGGGAACCACTGTTCCCTCTCCTACGTAGTAGGAGGGGGAGTTTTCGCCAACTTGGAATTCCCGGGAAACCCAATATCCATGCGGTTTTTCGGAAGTTGGCAAGTTGGCAGCGCTGCCAACTTGCCAATTTGCCGACAACGCTGTAATCCATTGATTTGAAACGGATTGAAGTTGGCAGACGTTTGCCAACTTGCCAACGTCGGCAAAAAATAGGGAGTCGTTGGCAACGTCTTTGCCAACTTGTCGGTACGTGTTCATGCGGGCTCCTGAGAATCGTTGATGTCATCTTGGTAAACCCACACTTCGGGGTTTTCGACCGGCAAAGCGGCCCCCGACAGTGGGCATTTGAAGTGGGTGGGGAGCACCGCGATCTCGCGCATCGGCACTTCGCCGGCATCGAAATCGGGTTCGCTCGTGGACGTGCGCAGCACCATGCCCTCGACACACAGGTAGCCGAACTTGGTGCGGGCGGGCGTCAGGCCATAGTCCGCCGCGTTGCGAAAGTACTTGATGTAGCCCTGCGTGGAGAGCGCGGACAGACGCTCGCGGATGGTGCGCTCGCCGCCAAGGCCTGCCTTGCCCTCAAAGCCTTCCGCGAACTGATTGGCGGTGTAGCAGTGCCCCTGCGCAGCCTCATCGAACAGGATCTGCAGGATCACATCGCGTTTTCGGCGGCGCTCGGCATCCAGACGCTGTCCGTATTCCTGCATGACCAGTCGCTCGCTGGACCCCACCTCGCGCCACTCGCCGTGAATTTTGTCCACGTGCTTGAGCGGGATGCCCGGGCCGTTGCGCAATTCGAAGATGAGTTGCCGTGTAGTGCGCGCTTCATCCGGGCGATAGAGCAACATCCCGCTGGAGTAGTACCCACGCAAGCTGCCCGCACCGGCCAGCGCCTGAAACGGGTCTTCCTCGAACTGCTTCTTGCCGAGCTTCTTGGTGTGATGGGCCAGGATCACCCCGGCGTCGGGATTCACCGCCTGGCGAATCTGCTCCACCCGCTGCGACAGGAAAAACAGCATGGCGCCGTTGTCGTTTTCGCCGCCGGCATCACCGCCGTCGAACACGTTGCGGATCGGGTCGATGACGATGATGTCTGGTGGCTCGCCACCAAAAGCGTTCGAGATCGCAGGGATCACCTGCGCCAGTCCGGCATCGTCGAGCACCAGGTGCAACTGCGGTGTGGCGACGAAGTTGCTTCGGGCATCTAAAAGCCGGTGAGACGGCAGACGCACCTCCTTCACGCGCTCACGTAAGTAGTGGTACTGCACTTCGGCCTGGAGGTAGAACACCCGCAGTGCGCGTGGTGGGCGCATGCCCAGAAAAGTTGCGCCCGCCGCCATGTGCGCCAACCACGACAGCAGGAAATCACTCTTGCCGACCTTGGGGGCACCGCCAAAGACCAGCAGGCCTCCGGGTGTGAGCACGCGCGGCGCAATCAGGTCGGGCGGCACAGGCGAGTCATCGTCGAGCAACTCACCCAGCGTGAACGTGGGCAAGTGCGGTGCAGCCGCCTTGACGATGCGGCGATCACCTCGGGCGATGAAACCCGCGCAATCGAAACCTTCGTCGATAGCGTCGGCAGCATCCCATTTGTCTGGCTGGGTCGGCGGCGGCACCAAGATGGCCACCGCCGTGCTGCCTGCGGCCACACAAGCGCGCGCGACGCTTTCAGCGTAATCCCAGCCGGGCGCATCGCGATCGGGCCAGATGAGCACGGATTTCCCGGCCAGTGGACGCCAGTCGGTTTTATCGACGGGCGCCTTGGCTCCGTTCATCGCCGTGGTGGCGATGATGCCGTGTTGGATCAGGGCTTGCGCACATTTCTCGCCTTCGACAAGAACCACCTCTCGGGCAGCCAACAAAGCCGGGAGGTTGTAGAGCGGTCGCGGATCGGGGGCTCGCCACATGCGGGCACGAACATCCCAGGGACGGTATTCCTTGCCTGTCGGCGGGTCATAGCGGTAGACGCAGGCGATCAGTTGCCCGTCGGTGGAGAGGTAATCCCACTTTGCGGTGTAAGGACCAAGCTCATCGATGGCGACGGTGCGGGCAGGCTGGCGAACGATGGAGGATGTCGCAGACGCGATGCCCAGCCACTGGCGAAGCTCTGTCGCCAGCCTCGGAAAATCATGCTGGGCGGACAGACCCTGGGAACGTGCCCACAGGTCGATGACATCACCGCCCTCGTCCGTGGCGAAGTCCTTCCACAGACCGCGACGCAGACCCTCGAGCTCGACCACCAGGCTCTTGCCAGGCGAGCCGTCGGTATCGCCGACATAGAACTTGCCGCCCCGGATGCGGCCTTGCGGAAACAGGTAGTGCACGGCTGCTTCCAGGCGATCCAGCAAGCCGGCGCGCAGTGCCTCCGTGTCATTGGCGAGGTCCTCACGCGGCTCGGCCGCATCGTTGAAGTCCAGCCACACGATGTTGTTGCTCATCATGTCGCCTTCCAGCAGCGGTCTTGCCAGGCGCAGAACTTGCATTCGAAGTGGGTCGGCGTGGTGGCTTGGCGCGGCAGCAGTTCACCAGACTCGGATGCAGAAATCACCCGGACGGCCCGATCCGACATGCGCTGCGCCAGTCCACCGTCAAACGGCACCAACTCGAACCAGATCTCCTGGGAGTCCTTGTTGATAGCGGTGAACAGCGCAGGGTTGCGAGAGATGCCCGGAACCGTGGCCTCCATATAAGCTTGGTAGATCGCCATCTGTGCGGCGTAGACGGGCTTGGAACGAGCAACACCGTGCTTGACCGTGTCGCGCCAGGACTTGTCGTTCATGGTCTTGCATTCCCACAGCGACGGGCACTGGAGCCCGAGCTCGCTGGGAGCGGCGTTGATCACGCCATCGACGTGCCCCTGGATTCGCCCGCCCGCCACCGAGAAGCCAAACTGCTCCCCGCTGGCTTTGCGCGTGTACAGCTCGAACCCAGCCAAACGCAGCCATCGAATGGCCACGTCTTCCAGGGCATGCCCGACTTCAAAGACACGCAGGATGCGGCCTGGGATCTCCCGACCAGGATCCACCGGGGTTCTCAGGTACTCATATTGGAGAGCCCGCTCGCAGGCGACACCGAGCCTCGACGCGCCGAGGTAGGTGCGTGGAGCTTGGCCGTCACGATCCTTGGCCAGGGCGGCATCAATCAGATCGCTGATCTGTTCGTGGACCTTGGGTCGGTGGTTGAAATCCAGCATCAGAACGGCCCCCCTTTCGGGGATGCCGGCCCCTGACGTGCCAGGCGTTCCTCCAGAAAGGCGCGGTCTTTTGCGGCCATGCGCTCGTGCTCCTCGAGCATCTGATCCTGGTAGGCCGTGACCACGACCTCGATCAGGGTCAGCACCTCCTCGCGGGTGTAGTCCGCCAGCGGACGCTGCATGCCGATGGAGCCCACGTACTCACCCAGCGGCGACAGGCACGCGCGCATCGCGGCCAGCTCCATATCACTCGGATCGATCATGCGATCCTCCGTCTTGGTCATCAGCAGACAGAACGCGTCCTGACAGCGGCGCGAACAGAACACCCACTTGTCTGAGTAGCGATTCGGGTCGCTCGGTTGGAGCCGAGGGTTGAACCAGCCGTACCCCTTGGCTTTGCGGTAGCAGATCGCGCATTTCAAGCGGCCTCCCGATGACTGTCATTGGCCGCGACGACCAGCCGCTGAATCGACGACTTGTTGAACTGGAAGGCCAACAGGGCCGACGCCTGGTAGCGGGTCATACCGAAGTCCGCCCGCATCGGCTCAGGGAGGTAGCGCAGCTGCTTGTCGGTCGGTGGCTCGTTCAGCCAGCGCCGAGTCTTGTAGGCGGAGTCGGCGGACTCGTGGTCGTTGAGCCAGTCATCGGCCTTGGCCATGCAGACTGTGCGCTCGCCGACGGCCAGCAGGTGCGGCCTCAGGTCCTTGCCGCCGCCGACGGCGTGCCAGCGGCCATTGAGAAAGAAGATGCCGCCCCACGCGCTGAAGCCTGTGGCCATCAGTGCGTCGTCATGCCCGAACAGGTCGCACCAGCGGAAGTTGGAGCGCTTGAGCAGATCGATCTCGCTCATGACGAAGTCCGCCAGCACGCCCAAATCCTGTGGCTCCCGCTCCCACACATGCCCACACAAAGGGCACTCCATGCAAGCCAACGGAACGATGGCGCCGCAATCCGGACAGTCCTTGGTGGGAGCCTCACCTTCGCCCTGATGCCCGTCGAGGTTGATTTCCTGTTCGATCGATCCGTGCATCAAGCTGGCTGTACCGAAGTCCAGCACGATGCACTCGGTCTTGATCACGCCCGGGAACTCCTCTGGGTCCACGGTGCGCAAACCACGGCCGACCATCTGGATGAAGGTCGATTTATAGGAGCTGGGGCGCAACAGGACGACGCAGCTGGTGGGGGTGTAGTCGTAGCCCTCGGTCAGCACCGCCACGTTGACCACGACCTGGGCGCGCCCAGTCTCATACTCCGCCAGGCGCGCCTTGCGATCCGCATCGGACAGCTCGCCGTGGATGAGCACGGCGTGCACGCCTGCGTCGACAAACGCATCGCAGACGTTTTGCGCATGGGCGACCGTCGAGCAGAAGACGATGGTCTTGCGCGACGACGCGTTCGCCTTCCAGTGTTTGATCACCGCGTCCGTGATCAGCTGCTTGTCGAGAATGGACGCGACCTCGTCCATGTCGAAGTCCATCGCGGTGCGGCGGACCTGACGCAAGGCATCCTGCACGCCGACGTCGATCACGAAGGTGCGCGGCGCCACGAGGTGCCCGGCCGCGATCATCTCGCCCAACGTGATCTGATCAGCAACGTTGGAAAAGACCTCACGCAGGCCTTTGCCGTCACCGCGATTCGGCGTGGCGGTCAGACCGCAGATGCCCGCGCGAGGATTGCGGGCCAGCACCGAGTCGATGACCGCCCGGTAGGTCGGCGACGACGCATGGTGCGCCTCGTCGATCACGAGCAGATCCAAGGTGGGCATCTGATCGAGATGGGCCTGACGCGACAGGGTCTGCACCATCGCAAACGTCGCCTGACCGCGCCAGGACTTCTCGTTGGCATCAAACACGGACGTGCTCGTGCCTGGATTCACCCGCGCAAACTTATCCCGGTTCTGACCGGTCAGTTCAGTGCGGTGCGCAAGAATGCAAGCCTTCGCATCGGGCTCGACCAACACCCTGCCGGTGACGGCCGACAGCATGATGGTCTTGCCCGACCCGGTCGGTGCAACAGCCAGTGTGTTCCCATGCTCATCAAGCGCTGCCAGGGTGCGCTCGACCAGGAGGGATTGACGGGGACGGAGCATCATGACCGTGGCCCTCCGTTACTGCGCCCAGCTGGGACGGCCCGGAGTGGGAGCCCGGCCGGTGGCCTGCGCATAGGCGTTGGGTGCGCCGGGCTCACTGGCAGCGGGTGTCGGCTGACGCGCGCCGCCCATCAGCGCGGCGTAGTCCTTGTGGTCCGGCGTGATGGCCGCCTTGATGACGCTCTTGTCCTGACCGTTCTGGTCTTTTTCCCAGTCGACCTTGCCCAGGAACTCGATGCCATCGAGATCTGCAAATCCGCTGATGCGGCGAGAGTTCTGCGCCGCAGGACTGTTGTCGCCGGGATGAACCCCACGCGCCGAGTTGAGGATCGCCTTGACAAAGGTGCGCCCCATATTGGCCCACTCCGGTCCCTTGGGGCTGTGCAGGCCGATCAGCGACCACATCTTGCGGCGGGCGAACTCCCCCTCCATCACGACGAACTCGCAGTTCAGGTAGACCGACCCGGTGTTGTCGTTGCGGGTGGCGTAGCCGCCAGTCCATCCTTGGGACGCGTCATCGAAGCCACCCGGACGGATGGTCATGCGCACGCGAACCAGGGTGCCTTTGGGGATCAGGTCGAAAGACGTCTGTTCGGAAGCGGAATTGAAATCGAAGTAGGTCATGATCAGGACTCCTGAGTCGAAGTGGATTCGGGGGTGGAAGCGGCGCTGGAAGCCCGGTCGGGACGAGCGAAATCGAGGCGCTCGATGGCGGGCTTGGCCGGGCCAGCGATCTTTTCCATGAGGCGGCCGAGATGCGGCTCCTCGATGGCATCAAGCCGACCGGAACGGTCCTTGGCCGGGAAACCCCATTGGTTCAGCGTGTGGCAGACGAATGCCCGGTAGCCACTGCCGTCGTCAGCCTTGAGTTCAGCGAGGGTCACGACCTCGTCAACGATCCCGGGCAGTTCGAGCCCGGTCTTGGAGCCGTCGATCTGCAGTGAGAAGACCCGGCGGTTGAAGTCATCCAGGGCCTCGTTCAGGATGCCGACGAACCACACGTTCTTGCGACGCGTGTGCTGCAGGTGCGTGAGCCAGCCGATCATTTCTTGGCCCATCAAACCGTAGGCGCCACGGCTGTCGGGCTTGCCGGTCTTCTCCGAGTAGGCCTGCGGCTGCCCCTTACACCACTGCAGGCACAAGCGTCCGGCCACGGTGATCGAGTCGACGAAGACGGTCTCGTACTTGTCCAGGACCGACGGATCGCCGAAGCGCGCGCACACGGAATCGAAGTGGGCTTGGCTGTAGGGCTGGTCCTCCCGCAGTGCCGGGTTCGGGCCACCGATGAAGACGGCGAAGTCACGGCACTCCTGCCAAGTACGGGGGCGGATCGTGTCGCCGGCCCAACCTTCGACGGCGAGATCGCCAGCCTCGAGGTCGAAGAACAATGTGGCCGTGGGCTTCAGCGTCCAGAGCTGCGAGGTCTTGCCGATGCCGCTCTTGCCAACGAGCACGCCCTTGACGCCACGGCGCTCAGCGAGGCGTTGGTCGGCGGTGATGATGGGCAGGCTCATTTCCGTCCCCCTTCACCGCCCAGATCGGCGAATGCAGCAGCCACCGTGGTGACGCCCAGTGCGCCACGCTTGCGGGCCATATCGTGGAGATCGCGCAGACCCTGCAGGCGGCGGTGGTGGACGCGGGACTCGGCCTCCATTCCCTGAATCGCGAATGCCAGGTCGTCGACAGTGGCGTCCTCCAGCTGGCGCACCACTTCATCGGCACGATTGCCATCCAGGGCCGGGATGCGGATCGTCTCCGGCAGGTCCCGCAGGTACATCTCGGACTGCTTGAGCAGCAGCTCGATCAACGTGGATTGGGTTTGCATGGGGGTCACTCCTGAATCAGTGCAAGGCGAAACCCGGGCTTGCCGGTCTTGAGCGTTCGCGCCGGGGCAAACACGCTCTTCAGCGTCTCGGGCCAAGCGTTGAACTTGGTTTCGGAGATGCGGTAGCTGATCTCGATGTACTCGGCGGGGTCTTCGCCGTTGGCGGCGATGCGGCGGGTGATGTCGTTCAGCTTGGCCTGGTCCCACTCGACCTTCTTGGGCAAGTCGGCCGTGATACGGACGTGGCCGTCATCGAAGTGCACGACACCGGTGTCCTTGCCGGCCTCAAGACGCAGTTGGTGGGCACGCTGGGCGTACCGGAGATCCAGAGCGCGATCGACGTGCTCGACGATGGCCTTGGCGGCGGCCAGCAGATCGGCCGCGTCGTTCTTCAGTTGGAAGAGCGACTCGCTGGATCGCTCGGCGAGTTCGCCGGCTGGCATGGCCAGCACTTGATCGGGGGTGAGGTGGCTCATGCCGCACCTCCCGCATCGACGCGCTCGGAAGTGCTCTTGCGCAGGCTGTCGGACTCGAAGGCCTCGATGTCCTCAAGGCGATAGAGAACTCGCCCTTGCAGTTTCAGAAAGACCGGACCGATTCCTTCGGACCGCCAGCGTTCCAGTGTGGCTTCGCTGACGTCCCAACGGTCGGCCAACTGGCGTTGGTTGAGGTGTTTGACACTCACGTTTTTCTCCTTTCAGGTGATTGCGAAAACGTGAGGTCATCTTCAAATTCGGCATGTACGGGCGTCAGCCACCGCTATGTACGGGCTGATGTACGGGCTCAACAAAAACAGGGAAAAGCGGGACCCAGAAAGCAAAAAACCGCCCGAAGGCGGTTGCGTGTGCTGGTAGATATCAGTTCTGACTCATTCCAGTTTGATGCCATACCCAGCGTCGTCATGTTCGATGTAGTCGAGCCACTGGCTGTTGCTGCTGAAGATGCTCGGGACCCGCTTGCCTCGTGCCGCCTCCCGTGAGCCGTGAGCGGCAACCAGGATATCCCCGGCAGAAACTCGAGTGCGACCGCTTTCGAACTGCTCGACCAAATACTTCACCACAGCGACCTGCTTGGCACCCTTGATGGCCCAAGGCTTGTCGGACCTGGTAGCGATGACCAGCATATTGGTGTACGGGTCGAAGCGAACCGGAAGTGACTTTTCCTCCTTGCTGCCTGCAGGTGCCACCAGCAAGCGGTGGATAAGGTCGGTGTCGAGGTGTGGCTTGACCGCATAGTCCACCAGAACACTGGCGATCGGAACGATGCGGTAGCTACGGGGCGGCAGCACGATGCCAGGCAGGGTCTGGCCGGTGGTGAAGATCAATCCCTGATCGGGCAGCGACGGCCCACGGAAATGTTCGAACACCTGATCAATGGATGACGAGAGCCCCCGCACCAGCCACACATCGACCTGCGCGTCGGCTATGCGCATCTTGCCGAGGCGCCACAGGACACCATCGATCGTGGACGCCGTGATGCCACTGCGTTGCGCCTGGGGCACTCCGAGCAGGTCGGCCAGGTAGTTCAGCAGCTTCACGTCGCCGACGGCATGTACGCCGACCAGCTCGGCCGATACGTACTTGATGCGGAAAGTCTCGGGGCAGCGGTAGGTGTAGCGTCCCGGGTCATCAACTTCCTCGATGTCGACCGGCACGCGCTCATCGCCACAGGTTGCCAGATAGCTGCCTGCAAAACCGATACGCTCGGTCCATGCTGCGAGATCACGGTCGGACAGCGCCACCCGGCGCGACAGTTCCCAACCGGGCACGCCACGCAGGCGCTGACCGTCGCCATCAACAACTGCGTGGATCGATCGTTCGAAGAGAGCAATCAACTCAAGCAGCGAGCGCGTCGTCAGACTCGTCTGCGCCATCACTGATCTCCTTCACCAATTGCCACTTGGCCAGCAAACGGTCGCACAGGGCCCGATCTTTTTCGCGCTTGGTCTTGATGTTGCACTTGTTGTCATCGCGCAGGATCACGGTGATCGTGCGTGCACGATCCTTACCGACCTTTTTGGTGCGAATGGAAAGCTTCGCGTAGTTGATGTGGTGGTGGCGAAAGTCGAACGACAGGGAAATCAGGGAACGTGCGGCAGTGTAGATGTCGTCGACGTCCTTGGCCCAGATCTTCACCAGCAAGGAGCGGTGGTTGGCCGTGGTGTAGCCGAGTTCGACCACTTTGACCGATGCCACGTCCTCGCCGCTCAGATCGAAGCTGCGGGGCCCGGCCAGAGTCTGGTAATCGTACTGCTTGAGTGGGATCTTCTCGCCGGTGATGGGCGACTGCAGCAGCGAGTCCGCCACGATGCGCGCCAGCGCCTCGCGACCGTCGGTGTCTTTCGACAAGACTTCCAGATGACCGTTGGCTGGCTCGTAAGTGATGTGCGAGGACACAGCGCGGATTACCTCCTGCGGCACCAACTCGCTGGCCTGGACGCAATCGATGATCTCGGGCGGGCGGTTGTGATGAACGCTGACCTGGTACAGGTCGACATCTTCGCCGGTCAGGGTGTCAGGGCGCAGCCGTTTGAAAACCTGAACGGCAACGGCATCCGCTGCACAGCCAAGCCGCTGCGCCACGGCCTGGTGGAAAGCCCGCCGAGCGGCCGCGTCATCCAGGACCGTCAGATCCTTGGGCGCAACATAGCCCGAATAGCAGGACGCGCTCTGGCGGAAGACATCCGCCTGGCGAGCGTTCAACGCTTCCTCGAAAAGCTCGGGCGCATTGAGGTGCAGCCACAGCGCGCGTTCGTACTGGTTCGGGATGGCTACAAACGCAGCCTTGGCATCGTCACCGACGATGTCCTGGCTGATGCCTTCGATGACGTCTTGACCGGCGCCGTCCGAGAGCAGCACGATGCGCTCAGCCACTTCCTCGATCTTGCGCCGCGCGCTCACGTCCAGGGCCGACAGAACAGGATCCATGACAGCGCGCTGTTCTTGCTTGCCCTGCTTCTTGTCCAGATCCGGCATTGCCAGAGCGAACTCTCCCACCATGAAGTCACGGAAGACCGCCGGCGGCAGGTGGCCGAGCAGCTTGGACAGGTTTTCAGCATCGTTCATTGACATTCACCCTTCGCAAGAAGTTGATCGGATTGGCACCAGCCCGAACCGCCCCGTCTTGCTCTTGGGGTTTCAGACCGATTTTGTTCGGTACACCGAACGATTGGAATTATTTACAGTCAGATATGGGTTTGTCAAGCAGGTACGTTTTCGTTCGGTCTGGTGGTATTATTTTCGACTTGAAGCAGACCAATTGGGAGAAATCGGTGCCATCACCCCTGGGCGACAAGATCCGCGCACTGCGGAAGCAGAAAAAGCTCAGCCTTGAACAACTGGCAGAGCTGACCGAATCCAGCAAGAGCTACATCTGGGAGCTGGAGAACAAGGACGACCCGAAGCCATCGGCAGACAAGATCGGCAAAATCGCGTCGGTGCTCGAGGTCACGACCGAGTTCCTGCTCACCGAGTCGACAGCATCCCCGGGTGAAGAGGTCATCGACGAGGCCTTCTTCCGCAAGTACAAAAGCATGCCGGATGACACCAAGAAACGGCTGCGCAAGATCCTCGATGCATGGGACGACGACGAGTGACCGAGCGCAAACAGCCGATGGCAGAGGCCAACCGCATCTCGTCCATGCTCAACATGGTGTTGGGATCGAACCGCTTTCCAGTCAAGGTCGGCGAGGTCGCGCTGGAGTATTCCCGGCAGTGCTTTGCCGACTCGCCCGTGGACAAGGTCCAGGGTGAGGATCTGGAAGGTTTGGAGGGGATGCTGGCCGCCAACAAGGCGCGCTCGAAGTGGTTGATCGTCTACAACAGCGCCGTCCGATCCGAAGGACGCAAGCGCTTCACGATTGCGCACGAGTTCGGTCATTACATCCTGCACCGCCATGAGCGGAACCGGTTCGAGTGCGGTGATGGCGACATCGAGACGGGTGACGGCAACGACCGAGACATCGAATCCGAGGCCGACAAATTTGCGTCGACCTTGCTGATGCCGCTGGACGATTTCAGGAAGCAAGTCGATGGCCATCCCATCAGCTTTGACCTCCTGGGTCACTGCGCCGATCGCTATGGCGTATCCCTGACCGCCGCCGCACTGCGCTGGACAGAGATCGCCGAGAAGCGCGCCGTCCTCATGGCCAGCCGCGACGACCACCTCCTGTGGTCAAAGTCGAACCAAGCGGCATTCAGGTCCGGCGCCTACTTCGCCACGCGCAAGAACACCATCGAACTGCCACAGGACGCTTTAGCGCACAGCAGCAACCTCTCAGCTGTTGGTGCCCAGATGCAATCCACGCGGGCGCAGACCTGGTTCCCGCGCGAACCAGCGTCCATGCCGCTGACCGAAATGACCAGGGTCGCGGGCCAATACGACTACTCGCTGACGCTGCTGTTGATGCCCGACGCCGAGTGGCAGCAGCCGCAGCATGACGATAGCGACCCCGAGGAGGACACCTTCGATCGATTCATCCGTAACGGCCAATACCCCGTTCGGTAGTTCATGGCCGATTGATCATTAGCGCGCACCTGACGGCCTAATTCGGTCACGGTTTCGCAGGAGCCAGCGCCAGCACGCAGGCGCTCACAACTCCCTCATGGTGTCGGCGAGGGTTCGTCCGGAGAATTTCGCTATTCAAGCGAGTTTGATGGATAGGACCGATACCGATGCATGCAATCAACCAAATACCCCCCGACCGGATGAATCCAGCACAGCGTCGGCGCGAGGTCGCGTCGTTGCTGACAAATGGAATCGCACGCCTTCGTATGGCTGGCGATCTCCCGTCCGCAGATATTGCCGAAGATAGCAAGTTTTTACTTGGCTTTCATCGCAACCAGAGCGTTCATTCAGACCCCGTCAACAACACAAAAACGGAGTCCTGATGAGCACGTCCACCAGCACCTTTTCCACGCCACCTTCGGTGGCCTCGCAGATCGCGCGATTGCCCGATCTGTCCATGCAAGAAATCAAACATCTCTGGCAGCGGCTCTTCGGTCGCGACACGCCCACCCACAACCGCCAGTTCCTGGAACGTCGCATTGCCTATCGTCTGCAGGAGGTGGAGTTCCGCAAGGTCGACACCAACCTGCTGGAGCGTAACAAACGCCGCATCGCATCCTTGGTCGAAACCGGCAAGGTCAAGAAGCGTGACCGTGACTACCGGCCAGCAGCCGGGACCATCTTGACCCGCGAGTACCAAGGCGTTGAGCATCATGTGATCGTGACCCAGGATGGTCAGTACGACTTCCAAGGCCGGATGTACCCGAGTCTGTCGATGATCGCCCGCGAAATCACCGGAACGCGGTGGTCCGGGCCTTTGTTCTTCGGGCTCAAGGCGCCAGCCACTCCCAAGACAGCGTCGAAGAAGGAAGTACAGCGATGAGCGAAGTTTTGAAACGCCGCATGCGCTGCGCTGTCTACACGCGCAAGTCTAGCGAGGAAGGCTTGGACCAGGAATACAACTCCATCGATGCCCAGCGCGATTCGGGCCACGCCTACATCGCCAGCCAACGCGCCGAGGGGTGGATTCCAGTCGCTGATGACTACGATGACGCTGCTTTTTCCGGCGGAAACATGGAACGCCCGGCGTTGCGACGATTGATGGCCGACATCAAGGCAGGCAAGATCGATGTGGTCGTCATCTACAAGATCGACCGCCTGACGCGCAGCCTCGCGGACTTCTCCAAGATGGTCGAGGTGTTCGAGCGCTACGGCGTGTCCTTCGTGTCGGTCACCCAGCAATTCAACACAACCACATCAATGGGGCGGCTGATGTTGAACATTCTGCTGTCGTTCGCACAGTTCGAGCGCGAGGTCACCGGCGAACGCATCCGCGACAAGATCGCCGCCAGCAAGCGCAAGGGGATGTGGATGGGCGGCGTGCCGCCGCTCGGGTACGACGTCGAGAACCGCCGACTGGTGCCCAACGAACGCGAGGCCAAGCTCATTCGGCACATCTTTCAACGCTTCATCGAACTCGGCTCCAGCACGACCTTGGTCAAGGAGTTGAAACTGGACGGTGCGACGTCCAAGGCCTGGACCACGCAGGACGGCAAGACCCGCGATGGCAAGCCGATCGACAAGGGGCTGATCTACAAGCTGCTCAACAACCGGACCTACCTGGGCGAGCTGCGCCACAAGGAGCAGTGGTACCAGGCCGAGCATCCACCCATCATCGACCGCGAGTTGTGGGACCAGGTACATGCCATCCTCGCCACCAACGGCCGAGTGCGCGGCAACGCCACCCGGGCGACGGTGCCGTATTTGCTCAAGGGCATCGTGTTTGGCAACGACGGGCGCGCCCTGTCGCCGTTTCACACGACGAAGAAGAATGGCCGCCGTTATCGCTACTACATCCCGCAGCGAGAGAACAAGGAGCACGCAGGCGCGTCTGGGCTGCCACGGCTGCCGGCAGCGGAGCTTGAATCCGCAGTGCTGGATCAGCTACGGGTGATCCTCCGGTCACCAGGTCTGCTCGGCGACATGTTGCCGCAGGCGATCAAACTCGATCCGACGCTGGACGAAGCCAAGGTCACCGTTGCCATGACGCGGCTCGACACCATTTGGGAGCAGCTCTTTCCTGCCGAGCAAACGCGCATCGTCAAGCTGCTGGTCGAGAAGGTGATCGTGTCGCCCAACGACCTGGAGGTGCGACTGCGCGCCAATGGCATCGAGCGCCTGGTGCTGGAACTGCAGCCGGCGGGTGCAGCCCAGTCCGAGGAGGCATTGGCATGAGTGAGATACGCATCCAGAAAACGGGAGAGCCCGACGTCATTGAGGCCAGCGATGGGCGGCTAACCTTGACGATGCCGATCCAGATCAAGCGTCGCAGCGGGCGCAAGCTGGTCACGCTGCCGATCGATCCGGTGACGGGCGAACCAGCCAAGGCTAGGCCCTGGGACACGGCGGCCACGCCGCTGCAACTGGCGCTGGCCAGGGGTCACCGCTGGCTGGCCATGCTGGAGTCGGGCGAGGCCAAGTCCCTCAAGGAGATCGCTGCCCAGGAAGGGCTCGACAACAGCTACGTCAGCCGGATGGTCAACCTGACCACGCTGGCACCGGACATCGTGGCAGCCATTCTGGACGACGCACTGCCGAACCACGTCACGCTGTTTGACCTCGCGGTCGACCCGCCCGCGCTGTGGGAGGAGCAGCGGCGACGGGTTGGGCCACACTGATTGCATGCGGCAGGCTAAAGGCCATCGGCTTTGCAGCGATTGCTGCTGGTCATGCGGACATATTGACTGCCTGGCGCGTTCGAGCACTTCAATGAAATCCACCCACATTCGAGTTTAAAAATGATGTCGCCCAAAGAGTTCCGACGGCGGCAAAATGAACCCACCCGCAAGGGCTAGCTAGCGACTGGACAGTCGCCCAAAACTACGGGGGAAAGATCGCCGATTGACTTCAATTTTCTCGGTTAATAATGTAAATAGGCGTTACAGATACAGGAGCTGGCCGTGGTAACTTTACAGTTGAAATTCAATGAGTGGTTGGATAAGGCGCCAGCACTGATCAACTATGTGCGTCGTCCGCTTGTAGCTATTGACAGCCAAGGGGCGCAGCCAATTTTGAGCGCCATGTCGTTGAAGGCTCACTTGCCACGGGACGGCTGCTACCGTATCTGCTACGAGCCGGGCGCATCCGGTGAACTCATGGAACGCAAAGAGGGCGCTCTCAAGGGAACGCTCACGACAACGCTGGTAGAGGGCGGGCGTATTACGGGCGTGGCCGGACTGGAGAAGGTCGATTTTGACCCATCCATGATGGTGTCTCTAATGACTACGGCTGCGGTGTTTCGCATCGGCCGCCAAATCTCCCAGCAGCTCGACGTGCTGCTGAACAACGTCCATGAAGTCAGAGAGCACCAAAAGAGCGAAACCTACGCGCGCTTTCACGGTGTTACGGACTCCATCCTGTCGATCACCAAGCGCATTCCAAACTTGAAGATCGCTGATGGTCAAAGCAAATTTCATGTCCGAGCCGGAATGGTCAATGAGTGTGCAAACGCCATTGAGAGCGCAAGAAACATCCTCTACTTCCACCATCGTGAGCTTTGCCGTCTCCACCAAGACACAAACAATCCTGCATGGTCTGTCTATAACGAGTATGACCCCTGGCTTCGCCAAGACAAGGGCGTGAATTTTTGCGCCTCTGACTTCTTGCTCAAAGGCATTCTCAAGCACACAGCCTTTGACGCCTTTGATCGCTACGTGGCCGCCCTGCTGTGCTCCTTGATCGTCAACGATATTTTCACCCCCGAGACGATCTCTGCTCGCAAGCAAGAGGCCGAGGGCATGGCAAGACTCCTGAAAGAGATTGCCTTTGAGCGCCTCAGTCGATTTGAGCATTGGAGAGTGCTAGATGATTTCGACAAAGCTATTGCCGAGTTCCAAGAGGCGGGCGATGAACGTGCAGAGCGGCACTGCAGGAAGCAAAAGGAAGATCACCTTGCCTTCATTGCGACAGTTCGCTCCCAAATCGAAGAGATGCTCGACAGGAAACTCGACAGCTTCGACGCTCTGGAGCACCTCAGTGGCGAGCACAAGCTGGAGATATTTGTGTCCGACGATGGACTGCTGATCTGCGAGCCGCAACCAATTCGCAAGTTTCAGGTGGAAGTGCGCAAAAAGCGCACCTTCGTAAAGCGCGAGATCAGTACAAGCGCCCCAGTCTTGTTGGCACCTCCTATTGGGCCTCAGGTTTGAGGCCCGAAGGTGTCTAGTGCAGCCGGGGCGATTCAGGTTGCAATCTGGCTGTGGGCATAACCGAATAGAAGGTCGCCCTCCCAATGGCCAGGCACTGCCCGGTCCTCCACACAGGCTGGGCGTTCGCTGATGGACACGGCATCGACGATCCGGCCATGGATGGCGGTCTTCTGCGTGTAGTGGCGCGAACGGCGCATGCCCCTGGTACGCCGCAAGTGCTCCAGAAGCTCTTTCTTCAAGGCACCGCGCGTCTGGACAAAGAGCGTGCGGTAGATGGCTTCGTGGGACACCTGCAAATCCTTTTCACCAGGGGAAGTCCGTTTGAGCCATCCTGCGATCTGCTCGGGTGACCATTGGTTCTGCAGTTTGCTCGCCACGATCTGCGCCAGGGCGGGATTGCTGGCCAGTTTGCATGGCTTGGGGCGGTGCGCGCGCTTCCAGGCGACCTCGTCGGCCCGCGCAGCCTTGTCACCGTTACGGTGGAGTTCGCGGCTGATGGTGGGGCTCTACCCAGACGAGCCGCAACGCAGTGAATGGACTCGCCCGCAGCCAATGCCCGAGAGATCTCCTCGCGCTCGGCCAGGGTCAGTGCCAACCGAGACCGATGGCGCGCGGGTGGTCGGATCCCGCCGGTCGCTGCCAGGATGTTCTGAATGGAGGTGTGCGGTCGATCGAACAGCTTGCCGATCTGGTGCAGGGTATCGCCCTGGCTCCAGCGAGCAGTGCGATCATTGTGTTGCATCGACCGGTTGAATCCGCCGCCGAAAGCTGGCCCTACAGCTGTAAAAGGCGTCGGCGTCCTTCCCCTACCAATGCCAAAAATTAACCGCTTGATTCGTCCGCGCGTAAGTCATTGATTTATTAGGGAGTAGTTGACGACCTTTGCGGACTTCTGGCCATTCGCGGAGAGCGAGACCGGAGAGAAGAATGGCCAGGAGAGAGCGAAAGGTCATCGAGAATGGGCCAGATGGCCGACTGGCGAAGTCCGCAGGTTTCTGCATGAACCCGCGCAAACACGCGGGAACCGGAGCGAGCAGGCAAGAAAAAACCCCAACCGAGAACGGTTGGGGTTTCATGAGTGGTGGGCTGGCGGGAATTGAATCTTCCCTTGAAACCAGCATAAACCAAAGACTTTTGAAAATTTTTATGTCTTGATGTTCCCCATGTTGTTCCCCCGTTGGAGCAAATTTAAGGCTGGATTGGGTTGGAACACTTAAGACATAAATTTATTGGCAAATTATTGCACATGCTCAGCGCAAAAAAGGCAAAAAACGGTGCCGGATACGGATTTGAATGAGGACAGTGAATTTTTGGCTCAGCTGAAACTGCCCCCCATAAAGGTTTGAATTTTCCACAATTGTTCACCTCGTTCAAAGACCTCTTTGGACAACTATAGGCTGATGGACTAAACCGCTCGCGCGGTAGTCCGCCGCGAAGGCCCTGACGCGGAATACACATCGCACCCCTGTCTATGTTGGTGAATGAGGCAATCGGCCTCGTTCTTCGACAGGAGTGCGATCATGACCCCCTCGATTCAAACCATCTCCCCGTTGCGTCAGCGCATGCTCGACGACATGCGAATGCGCAAGCTGCAGCCTCGTACGCAGGAAGCCTATATCCGTGCTGTGCGCAATCTGGCCGCCTACCTAAAGCGCTCGCCTGACACCGCCACCGTCGAGGATTTGCGCAACTTCCAGCTGCATTTGGTGGATGCAGGATCATCACCCACCACACTGAACGCCACGCTCACAGGTCTGAAGTTCTTCTTTGACGTGACGCTCGGTCACATTGAGCTGATGGCCAAGATGCAGCCTGTGAAGTTGCCTAGAACCTTGCCTGTGGTTCTCAGCAGCAAGGAAGTCTCACGCCTGCTGGCAGCGGCCTACAACATCAAGCACCAAGTGGCTCTGTCTGTGGCCTATGGCGCAGGTTTGCGTGCCAGCGAAGTGGTGCACTTGCGGGTCACGGATGTGGATAGCCAGCGCATGACCTTGCGCATCGAGCAAGGCAAGGGGGCCAAGGATCGCTATGCCATGCTCAGCCCCGTTGTTCTGCAGCGCCTGCGCACATGGTGGCATCTGGCACATGCCCAGGGCAAGATGTTGCCCGGTGGATGGCTGTTTCCGGGTATGACGGCCCTGGAGCCCCTGACGATTCGCCAGCTCAATCGTGCCGTTCATGCTGCCGCCGAAGCGGCAGGCATCGACAAACGCGTCACGACGCACACCCTGCGCCATAGCTTTGCCACACATCTGCTGGAGCGCAAGGTCGATATCCGTGTGATTCAGGTTCTGCTGGGTCACCAGAAGCTGGAGACTACTTCGATCTATGCCCATGTGGCGACCGATCTGCTGCGTGATGTGATCGGCCCACTGGAGCCAATGCAAACAAGCTGA